TCGTGGTACCACTACATCTTCAGCAAGACGCGAAACACCTTCACAAGTGTTTGGCATATCGACTCCTGGGCCTATAGACTTTGAGGGTCAAAAAATAGACAAAAGAGAATCAATCAATAGACATGGAAAAATTTATCAAGACTCAAACAATGAATTTGATTTCAATTCGGTAGCACATTCAAGACTTGGAGGTAATACTTTTGTAATGGATGACGGCACTCCGAGACTTAGGGAAGGCAATAACGATGTTACTGAAATAAAAAATGAAATGATAAGTTTAAGGACACGTTCAGGTGCACAATTACTACTGCATAATACTGAAGGATTAGCTTACATTATTAATAATGATGGCACAGCATGGTTAGAATTCTCCAAAGACGGCAAAGTTGATATCTATGCCCGAGATTCAGTAAGCGTACACACAGACAATGATTTTAATCTTAGAGCCGAACGTGACATCAATATTGAAGCTGGACGAAATGTTAACATCAAGGCCACAGGACAAAATGCAACTCCAAATTTAATTAACTCTGCCATATCTGCAACGACTGGCAGAGTACGCATAGAATCGGCAGCTAACACAGAATTGTTTATTGGCACAGATGGTTTAATCCGTGCAGGCAACGATGTAAAAACATTTGCAACCAATGACTTTTTAGTAAACACTGATAACGAAATACATTTCAACACCTCTGGAAAAGTTCTTACAAGTGTTTTGACAGCACTAACAACATTTAAAAATGCAGGAGTCAACCAGGAACAGTCAATTATGAAACGTGTGCCAACAGTTGAACCATATGCTGAACATGAAAACAAAAAGGCCGAGACCAACGCAGGACACACTGACCGTGAGGCCGTCGACACAAGGAACATCACATAATGCCTGGCATAGTTAGAGTGGGAGAGGATACACACGTTGGCCACGCTTCACCAACGCCCAATCCATTCCATCAAACTTCCTATGCAACAGGTGCCGCAAAAGTTTTTGTTAATGGTGCCAAAGTTGTTAGGATAGGAGATACTACAGGTTGTGGAGATCCAGCGGCGGCAGGATCCAGCAACGTGTTTGCTGAGGGTATTGGAGTTCACAGAATAGGTGACGCAACCAGTGGGCATGGATCTTGGGTGGCTAATGCCGCGGCTACCGGTTCGGGAGATGTTAAAGCAAATGGCTAATCCTGATTATGCGACACTATTGCCACAGATAGCCGCTGAAAGTGATCCAACTGCCAAACAGGCATTGATTGACCAGTGCTATGTGTTTGAAACTACACCAACTGTGTCAGAACAAAATTTGTTCAATTACATGGAGTCAGACTACGTAGAAGACAATCCAGGTAACACTGATGACTCATCTTCAGCTGACTCATCTACTTTATTTTCTGCCTATGCAGGAGTTTATGTTAACAATGATGGAGAATCGACATGACATTAACTAAACGCTCAACCAAAGGATCAGCTTTAACCTATTCAGAACTGGATGGCAATTTCACACATCTAGGCGGAGATGGCACATATCAATTTCCTTCAACTGATGGCACCAGTGGCCATGTCCTAACCACAAATGGCTCAGGCGCACTAAGTTTTACAAACCTTTCAACCACTCCAATTGTTTTCAGTGTGCAGAATCTGACTGGTCCAGGCGCAATCAGTTTGACAGAAACCGTAACATTCATCACCACAACAGGCACAGATGCTTACACACTGGCAGATGGCACAGAAGGACAGATCAAAATAATCGTAATGAAGGGGGACGGTGGCAATGGCACTCTTACTCCAGATAATCTTGTGGGGTTCACAGCTATAAGATTTACTGATGTCAATAATTCAGCTGTATTGCTGTCTGGATCCACTGGGTGGAACATAATAGCACTACAACAGGCAACAAGAATATAATAGGTAGTAAATACAACAAATGGCAGTAGTAACATACAAAAATCAAAAAGCAACACCACAAAAGACGCCTAATGCCCAAGTATACAGTGGATTTTCCACACAAGGTAGAGAGTTCAAAAATCCAAAATTATATGACGTTGAATTAGTAAAACAAGATTTACTCAACCATTTCAACATTAGAAAAGGTGAAAAATTAGAAAATCCTGACTTTGGCACTAACATTTGGTCATATGTTTTTGATCCTTTGGATGGCGAAACAAAAGATCTAATCATCCAAGAAGTTGAGCAAGTTGTAAACTATGATCCTAGAGTGGCTCTTGATCAAATAGAAGTTTTAGATTCGGAACATGGAATACAAGTGAGAATGACTATACTGTACATAGGATATGGACTAGGAGAATCTATTAATTTACTATTTGATAACCAACAAGGTTTGTTACAAGGACAGACGCAGGTGTTTTCAAGCCAATCGTATTAAGTGCTACGTTAATCTTTCAAATAAATATTTTAAATGGCAACAAATAATCGACAAAATACTCTTTTAGCTAATACAGTTTGGCAAAAAATTTATAGAACATTTTCTCAAGCTGATTTTAAGTCATATGATTTTGATACTATTAGACGTACTTTAATTGATTATCTCAAATTAAATTATCCTGAATCTTTTAATGATTTCATTGAGTCATCTGAATATGTGGCTCTAATTGATATGATTGCCTATGTTGCCCAATCTATATCATATAGAGTTGATTTGAATTCAAGAGAAAACTTTATTGATCTCGCTGAACGTAAAGAATCTGTTCTACGTTTAGCTAGACTTATTTCATATCAGCCTAAAAGAACAATATCTGGTAGCGGCTTCTTAAAAATACAATCCATCACAACCACTGAATCAGTCCTGGACAGTAACGGACAGAATCTAGCAGACACTCCGATCCTATGGAACGACTTGACTAACGACAATTGGCAAGATCAATTTAATTCAGTGCTTAATGCATCACTCCCAAAAAATCAGTTTGTCAACAAACCTGAATTGAGTAGCACCATAGCAGGAGTGCCAACACAATTGTATAGAATAAATGGATCTAATTTTGATCTTCCGATATATCCGTTCAGTAAGTCAATTAATGGAATCAACATGGAATTTGAGGTTGTGCCTTGTTCTTTTGCCAATGAGTCCTATGTTTACGAAGAAGCACCAGTGCTAGGAAATTCCCTTTCATTGTTGTATAAAAATGACAGTAAAGGCTTTGGATCAAACAACACAGGATATTTTGTTCATTTCAAACAAGGAAATCTTAATTCACAGGACTTTTCTATTACAAACACAGCTCCAAACACAATTGTATCCATCACAGAAAATAATATTAACAACGATGATGTGTTCCTGTTCAAGTTAGACCAAAATGGAGTAGTAGAACAAAAATGGACTAAAGTACCTGCTATAATAGGAAACAATGTAATTTACAATAACCTTGAAAAAACAGAAACAGAACAGTTTGCTGTTGTGTCAAAAGCCAATGATCAAATCGATCTTGTATTTTCGGATGGCGTGTATGGCACTTTGCCGCAAGGCAACTTTAGATCCTTTTTTAGGCAAAGCAATGGACTTACATATCAAATTAATAAAAGCGATGTCCAAAACATTAATATAAGTGTAGACTATGTAAGCAAGTCGGGACAAATTAATACAATTACTTTGAATTGTTCTTTACAATCAAATGTTTCAAATGCATCAAGATCACAGACAATCAACGATATTAAAACTTTAGCTCCGCAATCATATTATACAAACAACCGTATGGTGTCTGCAGAAGATTATCAAATAGTTCCACTGACAGAAAATCCATCAATTGTAAAAGCAAAAGCACAGGTTAGATCTGCTTCTGGCATATCTAGATTTTTAGACATCACTGATCCTACAGGAGTTTATTCACAAACTGACATTGTATCCGATGATGGAGTATTATACACAGAAGAAGATACAGAAACATTTGACTTCCAATTTTCGATCGATACAGACATTGAAAATGTTATAGATACAGATCTAACTGATGTAATTCAATCAAGTTCACTAAGGCAATACTATTACAGTAACTTTGCTAGAATATCAGCTGGTGGAACAAAAACTTGGAATAAAAGCACACAAACAACCAACCAAGTAACTGGATATATTCAAGACACTGGACCATTATCGGTCGGAAGTTTTACTTCAACCAATCTTTTGTACGTAAGACCTAACACATTACTAAAATTTACAGCTCCTAGTGGCAAGCATTTTATGACACAAAATGGAACATTAATGACCGGCACAGCTGGTCATCCAGGATCAGCTGATACTATTTGGTGTAAAGTTATTTCAATAGAAGGTGATGGATCCAACGGAGGACAAGGAAACTTATCAGACGGAACTGGTCCAATTGTGTTAAATGAACTGGTTCCTACCACAGCAGAATTGGCTGAAATTATTCCTTCATTTGTATCAACTGTGAGTTCTACTCTTAAAACTTCAATAATAGACAACGTGAAAAACTACAAAAATTTTGGACTTGGATACAATGCTGTTAAAGAAGAATGGTATGTTATTGATCAAGACAATATTAACACTGGCGAATTTTCACTGGCTAACGCTGAAGACACAACAGATTCGAACTTAGACTCATCATGGCTAATAAGATTTGAAACCAATGGCGTATCCTATACTGTATCTAATAGATCAACAAGATATATTTTTCAGTCAGCGTCAAGGAATAAATTTTATTTTGATGAAACTGTTAAAATTAATGATCCTGAAACAGGATTTACAATTAAAGATAAAATAAGGATTCTAAAATCAAATACAAAAGCAGATTTTGTATCAAATTTAACATTTGATTATGATTGGCAAATTGTAAAAAATGTCCTTGATTCAGACGGATACGCTGACACAAGAAAAATGCAGGTTGGATTTTTTGACGCCGATGATGACGGAGTCGTTGACAATCCTGACCTTTTTACTCTTATAGTCGATCCTAAGACAGATGTTACAAAAAAATACGTCTTCTTACAAACAACAACAACAAGTGGTTTCGAAGAAACTAATATTATCGACAACACTAATTTTGTTGTTGTGGCAACAGAAGATGATATAACACAACCTAGTGCTTATCCTAATGGACAATTATTTTATTTTTATGATTCTGACACTTTTAAAACTTATGACTCCACAGAAGATGAGTTAGTGTCCGCCACTGGATATACTGCTAAATTAGGCAGACAAGATCTATTATATAACTATAACCATGGAGCTCCTAGAAATAGGAGAATAGATCCAGCAGTTTCTAATTTAATTGACATCTATGTAATCACTAGGTCATACAATGAAAATATTAGAGAATGGTTGCGAAATAATCAAACAACAACCAGACCAAGCGAACCAACAATTTTTGAACTCGAAAATGATTATTTGAAAAACTTAGATTCACTTAAAAGTGTAAGTGATGAAATTATTTTTAATCCTGGCGAATTCAAATTATTGTTTGGACCAGGAGCAGACTCTAAGTTACAGGCAACATTTAAAATTGTTAAAAATAAAAACGCTACAATAAGTGACAGTCAAATTAAATCAGATGTAATAAGTGCCATTGACACTTTCTTTAGTATTGATTTTTGGGACTTCGGAGAAAATTTTTACTTTACAGAATTGGCAGCTTATATACATAACCAAACAGCACCAGATGTGTCTAGTGTTGTGATTGTTCCGTCTGAATCAGGAAATTCATTTGGATCTCTGTTCCAAGTGTACGCTGAAGACAACCAAATTTTTATTAGTAGTGCCACTGTAGATAATGTTGAAATAATAACTTCAATATCTGCAGAAACTATTAAAGCAACAGGCACTGTTGTTTCTTCATCAACCACTGTTTCTTCAACAGGCACAACAACATCTACAAGCACCACAGGAACAACAAGTACAACAGGCACAGTAGCAAGTTCTGTAACAACGACAACAGGAGGTACTAGTGGAGGCTACTACTAATGAGCAAATCTTCTAGATCTTCAAGTTCACTTCTTCCTGGAATATTTCAAACAGAAAAAAACAAAAGATTTATATCTAGCACAATTGATCAATTAATTGAACCTACAGTACTAGATAGATTGAATGCATATGTAGGTCAAAGATATAGACCAAGTTATAGGACAAATGATTTATTTTTAGATGAGTCTTCTTCAGATAGACAAAACTATCAATTGGAGCCAACAGTAATTTATAAGACTGATGGTGAAAATATTGATTTTGCCACAACCTATATTGACACTGTAAACAAAATACAAGCTGACGGAGGATCAACATCCAGTCATGCCAGTTTATGGAAGCAAACACATTATTCATATCAACCTCCAATCAACATTGACAAATTGTCCAATTATAGACAGTACTATTGGCTAGAAAATGACCTGCCGAATATCACTTCTAGATTAGGAACTCCAGGGAGTGAAGTTACATTTAGTGTGACAAATAACGCTTTCGGAGGATACCAGTTTACACATAAATCTCAAAGCAATCCTGATATTATTGTGTACAAAGGAAACACATATAACTTTGACATCAACGCTTTAGGACATCCATTCCATATAAAAACAAAACTAGGCACAGGCACAGATAATCAATTCGAAGACTATGTAACCAATAATGGCACAGATAATGGAACAGTCACGCTGAAAGTTCCTGCTTCTGATAGTTCTAGTCAAGTCGAAACAGTTCTATTTTACCAATGTCAGTATCATGCCGCAATGCACGGAAGAATAATAATCAAAGATTTAGCTGATGAAAAATTTGACGTGACAGAAAATATTGTTGGCTGTAAAAAATACACTGATCCAACAGGCTTAGTGTTTAGTAATGGAATGAACATTAGTTTACTTGATGATGTTGAAGGCACATACGCTAATTCAACATTTCATGTGACAGGAGTAGGAGAATATATTACTCTTACAGAAAAAGATAATTTTGTGGTGTATGAAAGTTTTGCTACTACAACAGGTAATCTTTTCGATGAAAGCGGCACTACTGGATTCGACACTGTGGGATTCGACCAGACTACAGGACAAAGTAGCAAGCCAGACTACTGGACAATCTCTCGAGGAAGTAGAGACTTAAACGCTTGGTCACGTTCCAACAGATGGGTACATGCAGATGTGATTAAAACTGCGGCCGATAAAAACAATGTCGAGATCAAACTATCAGAAGATATCAGGGCCAAAAGACCCATTGTGGAATTTGTTGCTGGCATTGAATTGTATAATCATGGCATTGATGGACAAGTTGTTGATGTAATTGATACAAGTATCACAGATGCACTGTCCAAAATCCAAGGAAGTTTAGGATTCATAGCAGATGGTACATCATTAAAAAAGGGCGATAAAGTAATTTTTTTAAATGATCCAGATGTTAATAATAAAGTTTTTACAGTTGATTTTGTTACAATAGGAGACAGCACACAACTTTTACAATTGTATTTGATTGATGATTCAACAACTTTAGCAAGTGGAACTAGTATAGTGTCCAAACGAGGAGACACCAAAGGAGTCACATATCATTATGATGGCTCAACGTGGAAAGCATCGCAATCTAAAACTAAAATACAACAAAAACCATTGTTTGATATCTTTGATAAAGAACATGTATCGTTATCTGATAACTCCAAATATATTTCCTCAAATTTTACAGGTACAACATTATTTGAAGTTGCTACAGATTCGCAAGGCACGCCAGACACTGTGTATGGTACAACTGTATTATATGATAGTGTTGGACTGATAAACAATTTAAAGTTTAACGATACATACAATTCAGAAAGTTTTTCGTATGTTGATAATGGTGTGCTACAAACACAATCCATACGTCAATATCATTTCCATATTAGAAGGCCGCTTGATTTAAAATTTAGTGCTAGAAACAATTGGATTACTTGTAGTATTTCAAATCCACAAAAAATCATACAACTATATCAACCGCAAACAGATCAAGTTGATTTCATAGTTGATCATTACAATAATGCTTATCAGCTGTCTGATCTCGAAATCCAAGTGTTTGTTGACGGTGTACGAACTAGTGATTATACAACAGTAACAAAGGGTACAAAACTTTTTGTAAGACTATCTGATCCCAAAAATGATAGTGTTATATCAATCAAATGTTTTAGCACAGCAGGAACTCCTTCAGGCACAGGATTTTTTGAAGTGCCATTAGGATTACAACGAAATCCTTTAAATGACAATATCACCTCTATGACACTTGGAGATATAATAAAACACTATTCATTAGCAACAGATGAACATCCTGATTTTGTAGGCACTGCGATAGGATCTAATAATAGTCGCGATATTAGTGGGCTTTTGTCCTACGGCACATTAATCATGCAACATGAAGGTAATGACGCCCTTGCTTCAATTTTAGCACGTGATGAAGTATTAAATTTGACCAAAGCCATCAGATTTGTAGGTAGAAGTTATGATCAAATAAAAAATTCTATAATACAAAATGCTAATTCTGTAATTGACCCAGGCAACACAGCAGATTATCTTGATTTAATACTAACAAATATTAACCAAAACAAAAATTCTACAATGCCATTTTTTGCTTCAGACATGCTACAGTATTCCAACGATAAAAACATTTTAGAATATACAGTTGTGGATGGCACAATAAAAAATTATCCAATGTCATCAGCATTCAATTTAAACACGCTTACATCTAAAGCTGTGTATGTGTATATCAACAATAATCAAATTTCTTTTTCACAGGACTATAAATTTATTAGTGCTGATGATTCCACAGCAATGGATGGAATCAACATTTCAGCATCTCTATCAGTAGGAGACAAAATTAAAATTGTTGAATATGATAATACAAATGGCAATTACATTCCACCAACTCCAGCCAAACTAGGATTGGCGCCTAAATTTGTACCCGAAAAATTTTTAGATGACAGTTATGTTACAACACAAAATGTTATTAGAGGTCATGATGGATCAATCACCATTGCTTATGACGACTTCAGAGATGATTTACTATTAGAATTTGAAAAAAGGATTTACAACAACATTAAAATTGAGTATGATTACAACATTGAAATAGACTATGGTTACTTCCGAAATAATGAATACACAAAAGCAGAAACTAACAGGGTATTCGCTAAAGACTTTTATACATGGAGCGGAAAGAATGCTGTAGATTATACCACAAATGAATTTTATGATAAAGCAGAACCTTTTACATACAATTGGTCGCAGTATCGAAACTCAATTGATAATAAAAGATTGACAGGACATTGGCGAGCAATTTATAAAGAATGGTATGACACTGATACTCCACATCTAACTCCATGGCAAATGTTTGGATTTTCTGTCAAGCCAGATTGGTGGGATACACGTTATGGTGAAGCACCATATACATCTGGAAACGCACTACTTTGGAATGACGTAGAAAATGGATTTATTTCTCAAGGCACTAGGGCAGGGTACAACAAATATTATGCACGTCCTGGTGTGTCAACAGTAATTCCTGTCAACGAAGCTGGCCAATTACTTGCTCCTGACAATGCAGGCATTATCGGACAAAGCACAATACTTGAACGTAGACAAGGTGATAATTGGTTATATGGCGATGAAGGTCCTCCCGAAACGGCTTGGAGGAGGTCATCTAGTTATAGATATGCTGAACAATGTGCTAAGTTTTTGCTTAAACCTTCACTCTACGCAGGAACTATGTTTGATGTAAGTAGAGTGTCTACGAACGCTGTAGGACAAAAAACCTATAACAATTTATACAGGACTAAAATAAGTGATTATATTTTACCTAATGGTGGAAATCTAACAGCTGGGTACATCAATTTAATTTATGATTATCTTACACATCTTGGACATACTCCAACTTCATATATTGCTAATAGATTTGCTCATATTTCAACACAACTTTCATATAAATTGGGAGGTTTTTCTAACAAAGAAAATCTAAAAGTTGTCTTAGGCGCAGTAAGTCCAGCAAGTACTAATAGGAGTATTTTTATACCTGAAGAAAATTATAATTTACTGCTTTATAAAAGTGCCCCAGTCAAAGCAATAAATTATTCTGGAGTAATCGTACAAAATGATAGCAATGGATATAAACTTTCAGGATACGCTAACTTTGATAGAACATTCACATATTACAAGCCAAAACAATTTAGTGATTTTGATTTAATCAGGATAGGAGCTACAACAGAGTCTTTTACTTTTTGGCAACCTAACACATTTTACACTGCCGGAAGCGTTGTTAAAGAAGGTAACATATTTTATAGAGCGGCATCTAATATAACGAGTGGATCACAGTTTAGTTCAAACAATTGGTCTGAAATAGGAACAGTTTTGCCTCTCAAAGGTGGCACAAGTGTCAAAAGGTATAAAAATTATGACGCGGTAGCTACTAAAATTCCATATGGAACAAAATTTAATGATGCTCAATCTGTAGCAGATTTCCTATACGGATATGATCGATATTTACAACAGGAAGGATTTGTGTTTGACGGATACACTGTTGAACTAGAACAACCCACTGATTGGGACTTGAGTGTGCGTGAATTTTTATTTTGGTCACAACAACAATGGAGTGATTCTGCCGTCATTACTTTGTCTCCAGCGGCGCAACAAATTAAATTTGTTTTGGAAAACACAATCGGTGATGATATCACTGATAATGAACAATATTATTCTTTACTACAACAAGATGGATTGCCTATTAATCCTAATGATTTTACAACCAAGCGAGATAATGGAGAGTTTACAATCAGTACTAATCCTGATACAGATGGCATTTATAATATTGAAATACGAGCAGTACAGAAGGAACACCTTTTAATAGTTGATAATATCACACGATTTTCAAATGTTGTGTTTGATGAGAAACTTGGAAACAGGCAGGATCGAATAAAACTAATAGGATTTAGAACTGCTAATTGGAACGGTGACTATTATTCTCCAGGATTTGTAGTTGATAGAGCAGTAGTTTCAACATGGACAGCTAATAATGATTATCGAATAGGTGATGTAGTAATACATCAAACAAAATATTACACCGCGATAAAAACACACACATCAGGTGATAATTTTGATGCTACATTTTGGAAGGAGAAGCAACAACCAGTAGCAGATCTATTACCTAACTGGGATAATAAGGCAGAAAGTTTTAGAGATTTTTATTCACTAGATACAGAAAATTTTGACGCTGATCAACAAAGATACGCTCAACATTTAATTGGATATCAACAAAGAAGTTATTTTGACAATCTTGGATTAGATGAATTAACACAATATAAATTTTATCAAGGAATGATTAGGGATAAAGGCACCATATCACCTATACAAAAGTTTGTTTCTGCTCCACAAAATAATCAAACTGTTTCATATGAATTGTTTGAAGAATATGGTTTCAGGGTAGGAGATTATGGAGGACACCGAACTCAGATTGAACATGAATTTATTATTAATGAACAGACACATCGTGAACAACAACTGGCATATGAAGTTACCTCCACAACAAAGAATGATGAAGGCTCTATAATCAACGTTAGCCAGACCGATCTTGTAAAGCGTCCTACTGTGTTTTCTACTGTATTGTTTGACACATTCACATACAATACAACAAACACTATAGACAGCATATTCAAATTTCCTGTGGCAGGTTATGTTCCACCAGGGGCAACAAATTACGCAGTATTCAATGAAGAAGACATTGTTAACTTAGATAATACTGATTTCAAAGAAGGTTCAACTGTTTGGATAGCCAACACACCAAAAAATGATTGGGACGTAAGAAGACTAAATTCATTAGGAGTATTTGTAAAGGAATATAAAAGTTTCGATAAAAAGTTACAGATAACAACATCAGAGCCTCATAATTTAAATACAGATGATTATATTGCAATTATCTCAGTCAACGATTCAGTAAACGGAACATATCAAGTAATAGAAGATGACAGTACAGATAACGATAGGAAGTTTACAATAAGTTTTGACAAGACACTTGATTCAACTAATGATATTGGTGATATCTTTAGATGGCAGACTGTAAGGATTGATAGTATGAATCAAATCAATACTATTGAGCCGGCAAAAGGATTCAACGCTGGGGATTATGTATATGTTGATAATGATTATAAAAATGGAAATGGAACTTGGGCCATCTATCAAAAACAACAAAAAAGTCAATATGAACGAAATACTGATGACTCTTTTTCACAAGTTTTAAGTGCCAACGGTGAAGCAGGTTCAGACATCATTGTTAACGACACAGGCACTGTGGCCGCTATAGGCGTTCCTGGCGCAAACAAAGTTTTTGTTTATTATAGATCATCCAGAGATAAAAGTTTTACACTAAGAAACGAAGTTGAACTAGACATTGGCAACACAGCAAATGACGATTTATTTGGAAAAAATATCACCGCAACCACAGATGGTGACAGAATTTTTTCTTCTGCCCAAGCAACAGGCGATATAGTAAAACTAACACTATCCACTACCCCAAGAATCTTTGTAAGGGGAGCAACAATTACTGGCGCAACTTCGGGAGCAACAGGAAAAATATTACATGCTGATGCTGATCTTGATGTAATATATGTTAAAAACACAGGAATAACCAATTTTGAAGAAGAAGACTTAGATTCTGGAGATTCATCGTCGATAGTGACCGTGACAAAGGTACAAGGGTCTGACGCAACAAATCAAGGAACAGTATGTTGGATAAATGTGGATGCTAGAATCAATTACGCAATAACACAAAATATTCTTCCGCCTGAAGTTAACAACGGTGGAGAATTTGGCTTTGACTTGTCTGTGTCTGGAGATGGAACATGGCTCATTGTTGGCCAACCTGGTGGTCCAACCGATTCAGTTGGCGATGATAGGGGTACAGTGCATGTTTTCAAATATGCGGCAGACGGATCAAGTGCTAGATACGATCATGTCCAGACATTAGTTCCTGACAGTGAATCACAAGTTGGCTCAAGGTTCGGAGCATCAGTGTCTATTTCTAAAGATGGAAATACAATAGCAGTTGGTTCGCCAAAAGCAAACAATGATAGCACTACTACTGACGATGGCGCTGTCTTTATATTCCGTTTGATAGGAAATACTTTTAATGAACAGGAAAAATTACGACCAACAAGTTTCGACACTGAAAAATTTGGCACTGCCATAAAATTATCAGAGGATGGAACAGATTTATTTGTGGGTGCGCCTTTTTATACAGGGACTCTTGTGGATCAAGGCTGTGTTTATCATTACAGGTTAAATCAGAATAGTTTCATTGGTGATGGAAGCACCACCTCATTTACAACTGATTTTGATATTGATCAGTCTGTCAAAATTGGTGTAGTTGATGGTGCTTTGAATGTGGTTCAAAATAACGATGGTTCAACAGTACCATATTTTATTGCGAGCGGATCAAGGGGAATTGAATTTTCAGCGGCACCCGATTCTGGAAATAGAATTACAGTAAGCCAATACAGCATAGTTGAACAACTTGTTTCAAGCAACCCTCAGAATAGTCAAAACTTTGGAAATAATATTGAATACAATGACGATACACTCGTTGTTCAGGCTGTACAAGGCGATCAAAAAATTACTACAAGTTTTGATTTATATCTTGATGACGGAAGCACAATACAACAAAATGACACTACATTCGACAATGAGTCAACTAGATTCGTAACTACTAAATTAGATGTTGGCCAAGTTTTTGTATTTTCTAAGTTCGAAAAGAATTATGCTCAAGAGCAGTCGCTGACAATAAATGATTTACAAAAAGGTAGTAGATTCGGTGATGCCATAGCAATATCTGGCCTTGAACTTTTTGTTACTGCTTCGCAACAAGACACAACTTTTGAACAAAGTGGACAAATTTATAGTTTTAACAAGGCAAATAATAACACTGGATATGCATTAATAAATTCACAACCAAATGTTATAGAGGTGGATAAGATTAATAAGTCTTTTGTTTACAACAACAAAACAAAAAAACTTCTTACTACAATGCCTATTATAGATCCATCTAAAGGAAGATTGTTTCCAGAAGTAGAAAAAAATATTGATTTTAAAACGCCTTATGATCCTGCCGACTATAACAGTTGGGGATCAAAACAATTAGGACAGGTTTGGTTAAATTTATCAAAATTAAAATTTGCTTGGTATGAACAAGGTAACATAGAAACAAGATTACGAAATTGGGGCAAACTACATCCATCTTCTGTTGTAGAAGCAAAAGAATGGGTTCAGTCAAAACTTACACCAACACAATGGAATGTTTCAAGTATTACAAACGAAGGACAGTCAGAAGGCATTACAGGCGTAGCAGAAGATAATTTTGTTACTAAGAGAGTTTTTAATTCAACAAAAGGTATATTTGAAAATGTATATTTTTATTGGGTAACCAATCCAACCGTTCTTCCTAGCTCAAATAACAGAACAGTGTCAGCCAATCAGATAGCACAGTCATTGGTATCACCTAAGTCCTTTTCAACAAATTTCGCCGTTGTGTTAAACAATAATTCCATAGGGATATCAATTGATAACAATTTGCTAGAAGCACAAGACACAATATATCATATTGAAAACACCACTGACAAAAATCAATTATCAAAGCACGTTGAACATGTAATGATAGCTAAAAATGATCCTTCATCAGTCATCCCTACAAAATTATCAGATAAACTGTTTGACAGTCTGATCGGATTTGACAAATCAGGTAATCCAGTTCCAGATCCTACTTTGCCCGAAAGCATGAAATACGGTTCTCTTGATCGACCAAGGCAAGGATGGTTCAAAAATAGAATTAACACACTTGAAGTAATTACAAAATTTATAAATTCAAAATTATTATTACGTCCATATTCTACGCTTAAGGATTTTACAAATTTTAATTTAATTGATCCTATTCCAAGTTTAAAATTAGGTGAATATGATATAGAAGTAGATACCGAACTAGAATTAGATTATATTAACACAGAATCGTTTTTATCTGGAGTAAAAGTTTTAGTTTTAAACGACTCTACTGCTAATAACAGATGGTCGCTTTACACATATCTTGGCACTGACAAGGGATATGAAAGAACAAAAACACAAACTTTTGACACAACACTATTTTGGAAATATATTGATTGGTATGCTAGTGGCTATGATAGTGGCACTGTGCCTGACATTGTAGTTGAAAATGAAAAAGACAAAAATGTAGCCCAATATACTCCTGGTCAAATTGTAAAAGTAAAAAGTTCATATGATGGGAATTTTAGAATTTATCTTGTTGGATCTACCAGTTTAGAAACAATTGCTATAGAAAAAGGCACCATAGAACTTGCAGATTCTCTATACAATTATGTTGACAACCAAGTTGGATTTGGAGCTGATGCTTATGATGACAATCTATTTGACGAAGAAGCAGTTGAAGAACTTAGAAACATTCTAAATGGCATACTAGATTGGTCAATTGATGAAGATGCTGTCCTATTCAATGAATTATTTTTCTTAGCAACAAGAATAGCACAAGTCGAGCAAAAAGATATTGATTGGGTGTTTAAATCATCATTTGTTAAGTTGATAAATTCTTATTCAAGTTTGGAGCAATTGAGAGAATATCAAATAAACACAACAGAATCTGTATCTGAATTTCTAAGAGAAATTTTGCCTTTCAAGTCCACAGTAAGAGAGGAAGTAACAGCTTATGAAAATATTGATACATTTGCTGGCGATGTGACAGACTTCGACAACAAATCTTACTATGACAAAGACAACAAACAATATGTTTCACCTTATGTTGACTATGATGATAGCACATATTTTAGTGTGTACAATGACAATCCTTGGAAATTATATTCTGAAAACTACAAATATACAATAGGCAAAATTGTTGTAGATATACCAGGAGTTGGATACACAGAGCCGCCAGTGGTTAGTATCACAGGAGGTGGAGGCAGTGGAGCTCAAGCAACAGCAGTATTAGGCAATGGAGAAGTTACTGCCATTAACCTGACAAACGCTGGAAGTGGGTATATTACAACTCCAACAGTAACTTTGATAGGGGGAGGTGGATCTAGTGTAACCACCGAAGCGAAAGCCCATGCTGAAATAGAAAATAAAAAAGTAAGGACACTTGATACTCAACTTAAATTTGATAGAACAGATACACTACACAAGATTAGCAATGCAACAATCAAAACATGGTCACAATTCACCTCATATGTAACAGGAGACAACATAAGATATCTAGATGAAATATACAGAGTTACTGAACCATTTACAAGTGGTAAGACATTTGATTCAGATGTAACTTTATCAGATTCATCAAGTATTTCAAGCACAGCTCCATTAAAAGTTTGGACAGCGGCTGATAGAATTCATGCTTATTATTCCCCTACAGCAGGAATGGCAGGACTAATCGGTGATGGCTCTACAACATTCAATGCCTACTCACAGTTGATGTCTGGCATAGAATACAAAGGAGTAAAAGTCCAAGGAAATACTTTTTTCTCAAGTGAGGGTTATGATGTTGCTTATTATGATCAAACACTTTATGATGCGACAGCAGATGCGCCAATAACAAATCCAGCTGCCATACCTAATTTAGATCAAATTTTAGACTCAAAAACATTCACCACTGACTTAGGCAAACGAGCTGAGGACGTAAATGTAGTTGGTGATGCATTTATATCAGAATATTCTGCTCATGCTCCTGATGAAGTGTTACCAGGTGGTGTATATGACACAATGGATATGAAAGTATTCACAAAAGCGACTGATGGAGCTTCTATAATAGCAAGTAAAGTGTACAAAGGAGACGGATCAACCACCATATTTGCCACTCCTGATTTAGGCGCACTGGATGGATTAAGAGTTTTTGTTGACAACCAGTATAAAAAAAGCGGCGTTGATTACACATTAGACTATGGATCCAAACAGATTGTTTTTACAACAGCTCCAATTAATAAATCATTAATTAATATTAAATCAATCAGGGTGTCACTAGATAATTTGTTAGGCACTTTCAAATTCGATGGTGATGGCACAACATTGGTTTTTAATATTCCAGTAGTGTTTAGTGTAATTACTCAATCTTATATCTTGGTCGATGGTGTAAGAAATACAACAGCTACACTTTCAGCTAATGGAAAATCTACAGATATCACATTTACTTCAGCACCAGCATCAACATCTAAAATAGAAATATTTGTGTTTGATTTACCAAGTGGAACAAAAGCCTTTGGCGAAGTAATAACAACTCAATACAATGACTTTGATGATAGCACAGCAATTGAACTTGATCCCCGTGCTTTTATACTTGGGCCACACCATCATAGAGTCCTTGTAGAAGGAGTTGCCCATGATGGAACTAATAGATATAAATTAAATCCGCCCCAAGTGGCATATTATACAGGAGATGATTCTACTTTTGCTTTCAGTGTGCCGGACAATCCAATATCTTCTACATTAGCTAACGAAACAAATATTGAGGTTTGGAAAAATGGATTGTTGCTAGATGCGGGAGATTACACGGTCTCTTTCGATATTTCCAATAAAGGTGTAGTAAATTTAGCTACAGTTCCAACTGCTGAGGATGGTATTGCTGTTGTCTTTAAATTAGGGCATGACTATGAAGTATCTGGCAGTGGGCAATTAACATTAGTAGGCGATTGGAGTGACGGATCAACCTTAAACAACGACACACTATTTGTAACAACTTTTTCAAACCACGACAAGATGGGACTACGCACAGAATTATTCTCAGGAGCCTCTGGTAGATTTAGAGGTGACACCCAGGATTTTGGCCTAATCACAGCATCAGTTGACTTGGTAGTGGATCGAGGAGACTTAGGGGTTGTAGACACAGCCAGCGAAGATTTTGGTTCGATTGGAGAGGGAATATTTTCAATTGACAACCCTATTTCAACATTTACTTTGGCAGCGACACCATTGAATAGTGACTATACATTTGTGACAATCAATAAAGAATACATTTTAGCAAATCATGATTATAGATTAGAAGGCAATAAAATTTTCATTCCTAAAAGAGTCTTGTCCTTGACTGATGTGATTTCTGTGACATATGTTTCTGCCACTGTAACTCAGCCATCAATAGCATATAGAATTTTTAAAGACATCATCAATAGATATCATTATAGAAGAATTAGTTTAACACACAGTGCCAAGTTAAGTTTTGATATTTCAAAAGACACATCAATTATTGAAGTTACTGACGGAACTGTATTACCCGAACCTTCACCTAGCACAAATACTCCTGGAGTAGTGTATATAAATCAAGAAAGGATTGCGTATTTTTCAAAAGTTGGAAATGTGCTCAGTCAAATCACCAGAGGCACATTAGGCACGCCTATACAAAATCACTCAAAATTTGATTTTGTAGTCGATGCTTCCTTGGTACAGGATATTCCATATACTGACACAACGACCACTGTAACCAAAACTGGCGATGGAAGCACTGTTAATTTTGATCTTGGATTTGTTCCATCGTCAAAAGATCAAATTTCAGTTTTCGTTGGAGGCACAAGATCATTTGATTTCGAACTTGGAGTAGACTCAAGTGGCGCAATTACATTTACAACAGCTCCTAGTGACGGAGTTGCTATAGAAATAATTAGAAAAACTGGGACAGTTTGGTACGACCAGGGAACATCCACCGCTGCCAACGGACTTGGACTTCAAGCGGCTACAGGAGTGCAGGTTAAATTTTTACAAGAACATCCGACGAGTTTATTTTTAATAACAAATTAATTATATTTTGATTGTAATTAATCTTGGATGTGTATCAGCATCATTAACTAAAGATCGACCGATAACACAGATAGGATTAGGATCTTCTGATACAACAGCATGTCCAGGAGTTGATGATGTTACTAGGGCATCACCTTTGTTTACTGATCCAACAACTTTACATTGTACCTTACCTTTAAGTGCTATAGCAGGCCCATCTTCATGTTGATTCATTAGAAATGCCCACTTCTCACTCACAACGCCAGCAACCTTTGGATCATTCTGTTGTGAAGATTCAGTTATTTCCGCACTTCCACCAATGACCATTACATGTCCTTCAGAATACACCGCATCAGTTGTATATCTTTCTGCCAAGTCAGCATATTGTGCCGCTGATGCTGTAGTAGATAAAACGTTTGTTGATGGATTATAAGTTAGATCTGTGTCTGTTTCGATGCCTTGTGTGCCTGTGGCTCCATCGACAAAAGTTATAAACACACTTTCGTTTGCTGTATTGTTTGCTGATACAGTTACATTAGTTGCTTCTGTGGCAGTGGTGGCATTTCCATTAAAGCCACCTGCTGAAGTAACAGCACCTGATATGTTAACAGCATCCGCAATTTGTATTGCTGATGAGTCTGACGAACTAATTGTGTTTACGTCAATTGATTTGTTGAGCGCAAAAGTCACGCCTGTTCCAGCCACAGTTGCGGTAATGCTGTTGCCTGACCTGAATTCTAGATCGTTTGTCTCTAATAAAACTGATCCCGCATTTGATGATGAATCACTAAAATTAAGTGTATCGTGTGCACCAACTTCAGCATCTACATATGCTTTAATAGACTGTTGAGTTGCCAAAGCAGTTGCACTATTACTACCCATTGCGTCTTCATCTAAAATAGTTGACACAGCAACACCACCATCAAAGGACAAGTTGCCTGTAATAATTAAACCATCGTTTACTGTGACAGAAGTAGAATCTGTTGATGAAATGGTATCTACATCTATTGCTTTATCAAGTGTTACTACAACTGTGCCTGCAGAATCTGATGATGTTGTAATACTGTTTGATCCAGTAATACGTAATGTGCCTGTGCCATCAGCGGTCACAGGAACTCCGGCACTGTCATCTGCTGATACAGTAAAAGCAAAGGAGCTTGGAATCTCACTAAATTTAGCAATTCTTATTCCTCCTGCTGTGCTACCATCGTGCACTCTCATTGTATTGAGATCAGTGTCTACGGTTACTTCGCCTATCGCACCAGTAAATGTCGAATGTTGGGAAGTTGTTCCTCTTCGTAATTGTACTTGAGTTGTCATGCGTTGTATTTATGTGGACCAAAAACACACTGCTATAATTTTCGTATATAAATACACAGCATGGCAGATTCAAACAGTTCAGATCAATCAACAATTAAACCAGACGAACAACAGGGTTTAGATATTCAAGGTCATATCAAGATTTTTGATCCTGAATCAGGGCAGGTTTATGTTGATAAAAACAATGCCATACACTATGAAAATTTTTCAGAAGCACTAGCAAAATCCATAGCAAATAGATCCACAGGATTTATTGAAGAAATGCACTTTGGCAACGGCGGAACATCAGTTGATAACACTGGAATCATCACATATTTGACTCCAAACACCACTGGAGACAATGCCAATCTATACAATAGAACATATTATAAAAGTGTAAATGATAATTCGTCGCTTAATACAGATACAACGAGAAATAAAATATCAATATTTCATACAAATGGCACAACATTCACAGATTTAGTTGTAACTGCTTTGTTAGATTTTGGCGAACCAGCTGGCCAGGCGGCATTCGATAATACAACAACAATTAATGACACCTTTACATTTGATGAACTAGGACTGTTTTCATGGGAAGGCACAGCTGGAGCAGGCAATTTGCTTACACATGTAATATTCCATCCAGTACAAAAGTCCTTAAATAGACTTATTCAAATAGATTACACAATAAGGATCCAAAGTTTAACAAACTTTGTAGACAGTTAAGAAGTAAATATAAAAAATGGCATATACAATTAACAAAACAGATGGAACAGTTGTAGCAACAGTTGAAGATGGAGTCCTTGATACTACTACAACACTACAATTAATTGGAAGAAATTATCAATCATACGGCGAGCCTTTTAATGAAAATCTTGTAAAATTACTTGAAAACTCTGCCAGTACTTCAGCACCTGCTTCTCCACTAACAGGCGAACTATGGTATGACAAAAGTGCTAATACACTGAAGGTTTATAACGGATCAAATTTTGTAAATGTTGCTGTGGTCAATTCAAGCACACAACCGACAGTTGGATTATCAGAAGGCACACTATGGAACGATACAACAAATGATCAATTGTTTATGTATGATGGATCTGGATTTGATTTAATAGGGCCTATTTTCAAAACTGGTGATGGGATTTCTGGTTTTAGAGTTGACGTTACAAATTTAGCAGGTGGAGGAACAACAAATTTATTAGGACTATATTTAGATGGAACACGTGTTGGTATATTATCAACAGCATTAAGAGAATTAGAAACTGCTCCTGCTGGCTTTGGCACAACAACCATTGAGCAAGGACTTACATTATATTCTCCTAGTGATTCAACTTCATTTAGACTACAGGGCACTGCTCAAAATGCCTTAGAACTTGGTGGAAAAGCGGCTACTTCTTACATGTCTAATGATGAAAATGAAACTATGACGGGCACACTTACCATTTCTAACAACAGTGGATTGATTATAGGTGCTTCCAGTGATGGAACGATCGATGTTTCAAATAGTGATTTAGTAATAACAAATAATAACGCCAATCAAAATATTATATTCAAAATTAATCAAGCATCAGTTGTCACAACAGCAATGACTGTTACGGATACAGCAGACGTTGTCATAGCAGGAAATTTAACTGTGGGAGGAAACTTAACCACAGCTGGATCAGCTTCATCCTTTGCGGACAGTGTCATAGCAATCAATGACGAAAACGGAAACAGTGGCACACGTGATTCTAACCAAAACGCAGGATTGTTAATAGATGGCGCCGAAGCATCCAATGATGTAACCTTCCAAGTCAACGGAGCTGATGGCGGTCCTTTAAGATCTTCATCTGGATTATCCGTAGCATCAGGCAAAGCCTATGACATAGCAGGCACAGATGTTCTATCAGGAACAACCTTAGGATCAACTATTGTTACGTCATCACTTACAACAGTTGGAACATTAAATTCAGGATCCATTACAATTGGATTTGGCGACATAGATGTTGGAGATTCTAATTTTGTTGCCGCTGGTACAGTCAGAACAGGCGCACTGATACTTCCGTTCCAACACAGCGAAGACAGTTCTACAAGAGCACAAATTGACAATGTCAGCAATGACGGAAACCAGGCATCTACAAATCCTGAAAAAACCATATTGACTGAGCAGGCGATAAGAGCTTATGTAACCAATCAATTACTTGGCACTGATCTAGTGTTTGAACTAGACATAACAGGATTATCAAATGCCGAGATTGCCGCAGTGTTAGATGTAGCGGCACCTCATCCAGCGTTTCCAAATGGAAAGAAAGCAAGAATCATTGGATTGACACTTTCAGCGTCATCAACATCATCATTTAGTTCTGGTTCTATTGGAAATCCAGCTTCGGTATCAACGACCACCACTCTTAATAGATCAAGAAACAGCGACTTATTGTTTACCCTTACAGCAGGCAACTGGGCATACACATCAGGTTAATCTGTGACTAATTTTAATCCGGAAATTGTTCCGAACTACATTTCTAATGTTGATGAAATTATTCAAGAAATAAAACAATATGGTAAGTTCACAAGGAGGCATCCTGGAGATATCCGAGAACACCAGGCCAAAATTAATGGGCCAAAAAGTAGATTTAGTAGTTGGTTCAGCAAGGACATGCCCCAAAGTACCTTAGATACCATATGGAAGACCATTTCAGATGATAAAAAACACTGTACACAGGTGGTAATAAACAGATATCAACCTGGTGATTTTCTTGTAAAACACTGTGATGCACAAGGAGGTTATTGGCAATTCAAACTTATATACTTGACAGATGGCCCTCCTCACTTTTGCTGGTATGATAATGATGATAAACCCAATTTTGTCCAAGAATCCAAAGGAGCAATGTTTAAAATGGACATTGGATTGTATCATGAAGTGACCAAAATAAAAGCAGGAGAACCAACCAAATTTTCTCTGTGCTTAATTTATGAATAAATAACTATAGATATGTCCAAAGAAAAAAAGACTTTAATGTTTAACGCTAAAACTGGAGTGCTCTTAGGAGCAATGCCACCTAGCACAATCAACGCCGAGTTGAAACTAGATAAATTTAAATTCAAAGAGGTCGAACTTGATCCTATTAATGAATACTGGGATGGGGATTACGAATCTGGTCAAATCAAGTCAGTTGATGAGAAACCAAGATTTTCAGAGGCTGGCGTCAATGGTGCAACTGCGGCATCAATTGAAGCACACTATCCTATTCATAAACAAATTAATATAATTTTAGAAATGCTAAATCAGAGCGAAGTCCCAAATACTTCAGCATTTCAAAAAATGTATGATTATCTAAGCGAGCAAAGAGAATTAGGTAAACAAAAGAAAAAGACATACCAAGAGTCAGATGCTTTTGATTATGTGTCCGAAAACGATTTACAGGAGTTTGCTAAAAAGGCAATAGACTTTGATTAATGGCTTATACAATAAACAAAACTGACGGAACGATATTAGCAACCATAGCTGATGGTACAGTAGACACAACAACCAATTTGTCCCTATTCGGAAAAAACTATGCTGGATACGGTGAATTACTCAATGAAAACCAAGTTAAACTTTTAGAAAATTTTGCTAACACAACAGCCAATGCTCCTGATAAACCTGTTATTGGCCAACTTTTTTATGACACAACATTAAATCAAATACAAGTGTATGATGGCACAGTATTCAAAGCATCATCTGGATCAATTATATCGGCTACTGAGCCAACATTTGGAGCTGAAGGTGATTTATGGTATGATTCGACCAATGAACAAATTTATGTATACACAGGTTCAGCATGGACATTGGTTGGTCCGGCAGCAACCGCAGGAGCAGGTACTACAGGATCAATAGTAACAACCATTACTGATTCAACAGGAGTTTCAAGGCCCGTTGTTCAATTGACCACAGGCGATGCTATTGTGGCAATTATTTCTTCAGTAGAATTTACACCACAGTCAACAATTTCTGGTTATGCTACAATTAAAAAAGGTGTAACACTAGGAACACAAATTTCAAGCAACAAATTCCAAGGTACAGCGACCGATTCAGATGCATTAGGCGGAATATCGTCTGCTAATTTTTTAAGATCAAACGAAAATGATACAGCTACAGGAACAATCAGTATCCAAAATGATTCATCACTGATTCTTGGGTCAGATGCTGATATTACCATGACACAATCTGGTTCTAATTTTACTTTAAGGAATGTTACAAGCGATGGAAATATACTTTTCAATGTAAGCGATGATGGAGTTAACACCACAGCATTGACAGTCACTGGATCAGATGCTTCTGTCACTGTGGCAAACAATTTAACTGTGTCTGGAAACTTAACGGTATCAGGCACAACAATGACTGTCAACACAACAAACACAAACATTGAAGATCCTCTAATTGTTTTAAACAAAAATTCATCATCTATTGGTGACAGAGATGTAGGTATTGTGTTTGATAGAGGTATTAACACAAACACAGCATTCTTCTATGATGAATCAGCTGATGAATTTGTCTGTGCTAACACAACAGAAGATGGTACAACCGCAGGTAACGTAACTATTGCCACTTATGCTAACCTTAGAGTAGCAACACTTACTGGTACAGCAACAGCGGCACAATACTCTGACTTGGCAGAAAGATATCATGCTGACATGCCACTGGAGTCAGGTGATGTTGTTAAATTAGGCGGTGAAAAGGAAATAACAAAAACCACACAAGCAAATGATGGTCAAGTATTTGGCGTTGTGTCTTCTCAACCAGCTTATATGATGAACGCTTCAGCAGGTGATGATTCAACACATCCATATGTGGCTTTATCAGGAAGAGTGCCTTGTAAGGTTAAAGGGCCAGTGTCCAAAGGAGATAGGCTAGTCTCATCAGACGAGGCTGGTGTAGCCATGGCAGCTAGTGACTCAGTTGACGTGTTTGCTGTGATTGGTCGATGTTTAGAAGAAAACAGTTCAGCTGATATTAAATATATTGAAATAGTAGTAGGAAAAAATTAGGAGTATAAATGGCATACGTTACTGGCGATACAATACTAGACGATCATTATAATGGCTTTGCCAACGATAATTCACCTAATAACATCAATAAAATTTGGGGCACAGGCAACGGGAACTATGGATATGGACAAAGCAATACAGTATCCACAGTATCAGCAGGTGCGACAGTGGCGGCATCACAATGGAACACTCTATTAAGTAGAATGCAACTTATTGGTGACCACCAAGGTACCAATATGACAACAACTGATTCAGGACAACTTTCATCAGGTGATCCTATCGCGGCCATACTAGAAATAAGCACTGATATAACAAGTTTTGGAAACAATAGATTCAATGCGGCAAGTGACGCTCTTACACAGACATCAAATCCAAACTCTGTAAACAAAACATTCGCCGCAACGTGGACCACCAACACAATTCATGAAGTGTCATTTACTTTTCCTTCTTCTGATGCTATGAGATTCTTTTTCAATGCAGGTGGAAAAATTACACATGTATGGAACCTATCAGGTGGCACTAGTGATGGAAAATATGATGAATGGGTTGATTTGTTTAACACCAAGGCAGCTACATTTACATTTGGAAACAACAACGATTCTCTGTCAGGTTCGGGCTCAGCATCAACAAATTTAAATGAAGGCTACCATGGGTCAAACTTAGATGGTACGTACACAATATATCAAAAAATGTTTGCAGACACAGCTCCATACACAACAAACTATGTGCAGTGGGAAGCAAAAATTGCCGGCGACGCAGGTGACAACGGCGGTAAAGGTAATGTGTTAACAATTAAGGCAACTGCCAGAGACGATGCTGACGACAGTGCTGACTTAGGTCAAGCACCACAAGATGCGTTTGACTCAGCGGTAACTGGACTTGATGAAGTTGATGGAAACTTATCTTCAAGTTGGACATTTTCAAAACCAAACACAACATATCTAAACAATGACGCTGTTGGCACAATTACAGCTGCCGAAGTGTCAGAATCACAAGCATAATTGCTTTTTTGTTTTATCTATAATATAATATAACAATGAGTCAACGTAGGTTTGCTATTAAAAGAGATCTCAATCTTTTAAGACAAAGATGTGAGGCACAATTAATATTAGTGTATCAAGGTGGTATGTTTAGATGTAATGAACACATGGTAACATACAGTGAAACACTAAAATCAGGCGACGTTGTAATGGATATTAATTATACTCCTATCAAAATAGACGATCCAGAAGAATTTAAGAAAAAAATACAAGAACAGCATCGGATGATAATGAACGAATATGCTCAGGAGTACAAGAAAATTGTTGAATGATCAAGGCATCTTAATTTATAATTTTCCTTCACACATCAATTACACAAAGATTGCTGAATTGTGTGTAAGTCAATGTAAAAATTATTTGCCTGACGTTCCTATAATGAGTGTAGGACAACCAATACGAGGAGTTGATCTCCACCACAATTTGACTATCCCCTACACTAATAAAAAAGTGTTTGGCAACGTGAGCCGAACTTGGTATAATCTTGCCAGACATCTTTCATATAAAATTTCTCCGTGGGACAAAACAATTGTGATTGATTCTGATTATATCATAATGTCAAGACAATTAAAAAAATTATTTGAAAGTGATCAGCAGATTTTAATGCACAGAGAATGGTATGACATTACAAATGATAAACTTAATGTAGTGCCTGTTGGAAAATCTGAAATTGAAATGTTATGGGCAACTGTATTAAAATTTACCAAGACTCCCGAGGTGAAAGAATTTTTCGAACTATGGGAAAAAATAATCCTAAATTACAATTATTATGCCAAACTTTTGAATTTTACTCCACGTGTGATCAGAAATGATTATGCTGTCAGCATAGCTTTGAAACAACTAGTAAATTTTGGATCCGTTGATCATTGTGTGATACCTTGGAGTCTACAAACCACAAGAGAAAATGTAGAAATAAAAGAAATTACAAAACAAAAAATTGTGCTATCAGACAATAAAAGTGACTTCAATTTAATTTTCGACACACACATTCTAAATAAGGAAAGTTTGGCAGATGCGATATTCTAAAAAACAAGGAATAGGATATCTTACGTATGCTCTCAACACAGATATTGATTATGAAAAATGTGCAGTATTATGGGCATTAAGTTTAAGGGCAACACAAAAAAACAAAATTAAAATTGCTGTAATAGTTAATGATACGCAAACATGTAGAAAAGATCTTCATTCTGTTTGTGATTATGTTATTTCAAAGCCGAAAAAAAAAGTAATTAATGAAATGCACTATGAAGCCGATCTATTAACTTTGACTCCTTTTAAAGAAACAATTAAAATGGAGTGTGACATGTTGGTACCTTGCGATATGAATGTGTGGTTACACACTTTTAGATTACAAGATCTCACCATTACTGGACATGTTATAAATCACAAAAATAAAAAAGTAAACGATTATCGATATAGGCAATTTATTAAAGTAAACAATCTACCAAATGTTTATAATGGTTTATATTATGTGAGACTTACTGAACAAAATGTTAAATTTTATAGAGAATTGGATAAAGTGTTTACAACTTGGGATCAACAAATACGTAAGTTTCGCATGTGGGATAGACACGAAGCATCAACTGATTTTGCAATGAGTATTGCTTTAAATAATTTAAGCATGGAACATTGTGTAATGAATACTTTTTTACCAACTTTTGTACATAATAAAAGATATTGTGTGGGCGATTGGCAGTATTATTCTATTCCGGATCCAAGCAACATAATCATCGATGGAGTAAAAATTGATTATCCATGGCATTATCACACAAAATCGATGGCCACGGAAAATTTAATATCTAAATACAAGCAACATGTATAGAATATATTACACACATGAAGGGGAGATTACAATTGTTGGAGCCTCTGATCAGCCAGGAGAGTATATTGAATGCGATCTAAAAACTTTAGAAAAAATACAAGCATCACCACACCTATACAGAATAGAAAATAAAAAAATTGTTGAAAAAACAATTGAACACAAAAAAAGAAAAAAGTTTTGCCATACAGATAGTTTTCCTGGATGGATTTGTGTCAAGGACAACTTATTCAACATATTGGCTTATGCTTCCAATAAACCAAAATGGTTTGATGAAAGAAAACATTCTTGGGTGAAGTATGATTGATGTAGCAGACCTTGATGTAATATTCCTTTCATATAAGGAACCAAACAAAGAATTCAATTGGCTTGACCTAAAGTCAAAGTGTCCGTGGGCCAAACGTGTCGATGGAGTCGAAGGTTCTGATGCGGCCCACAAAGCGGCTGGCGAAGCATCCAGCACAGAAAGATTTGTTCTTGTTGACGGTGACAATATTGTTGATCCTGCTCTGTTTGATCAACAAATTAATTTGAACAATCATAATGAGAACATAGCAATAAGATGGCGCGGACTTAATAATGTTAATGGTCTGAAATACGGAAATGGCGGAGTATCGTGTTGGACCAAAACATTTGTACAAAATATGCAGACACATGAAAACACTAGTGGTTCGGATGAATCGTTGGTTGAATTTTGCTATGAAGATGGTTATCTTGCCTATCCTGATTGTTATTCAACCACTGTGATAAACCACACAAAACAACAGGCATGGCAGGCAGGATTCAGAGAAGGGGTAAAAATGTCATTGGATAGAGGACAACGCAAAACTCCTGCTGACTTTGTTTCCTCAATACACAAACAAAATCTTTTGTGTTTATTGACTTGGATGAGTGTGGGTGCTGACGTAAAGCATGGACTATGGGCCATGTATGGCGCATGTGAAGGTTGTTATAAAACAATGATAGCAGATTGGGACTACGTCAATGTGCGTGACTTTAAATATCTAGAACAATATTGGGACGAAAAACTTATCCAAGAAGAAGATCTCGCAAACAGTATTGATCAAATGATTGCGGAACTTAACTATACTTTGGGTATATCAGCGTCGAGATTAGGAGCAGAACAGTCAAAGTTTTTTAAGTTTTGTATGAAATGGTAAGCAAATATCAAACAGATGCTAACAAGGCAAGATTAAAACTAGATAAAGTTTCAGATACTATGTGCTTGGCCAAGTGGATGCAGACATCACTGCATCTAACAACAGGCATGACCAATTCATGTTATCATCCTCCACTCCACAAAATAAATGTTGATCAAATAAAACATGATCCTTCAAAACTACACAACACAGATGAAAAGAAAAATCAAAGGGAGCAAATGATTAATGGCAAACGTCCAGCTGGATGTAGTTACTGTTGGAAACTTGAAGACAATAAACAGATGTCTGATAGATTCTATAGAAGCGGAGAACCGTGGGCTATGGACAACTATGAAAACATATTAGCAAATCCACAAGCAGATGTCGTGCCAACATACGTTGAGGTTGACTTTTCAAATGCATGTAATTTTAAATGTTCATACTGCTCACCACAGTTTTCCACAGCATGGGCACAAGAAGTTGAACAACATGGAGCCTATCCAACCAGTGTTCCACACAATGATCCCACACATTTCAAAGGCAAACGCAAAGTTTTGTCTCAAAAGGACAATCCGTATGTTGAAGCATTTTGGCGTTGGTGGCCGGATTTGTATCCAAAATTAAAACATTTTAGAATGACAGGAGGCGAACCAATGATGGACAAAAACACATATAAAGTTTTTGAATATGTAATAGATAATCCAAAACAAGATTTACATCTTAATGTTACATCAAACTTTTGTCCTCCAGTTCCGGCACTAGGTGATAGATATTTCAACATGGTAAAAACTATGTGCGATGGAGCAATGATTGAACATTTCATGCAGTTTGTATCTTTGGATGCTTGGGGTGAAAAAGCAGAATACATACGCAACGGAATGGACTTTACAACAGTGTGGTATAATGTAAACAAATATTTGACAGACATCAAGGGACACAATTCAATTACATTTATTATTACTATGAACAATTTAAGTGTGTCCAGTCTTAAAACACTTATGGAAAATATACTGAGACTCCGTAAAGAATATTCAAATACCTATCAACGTGTGTGGTTTGACACTCCTATATTGCGTACTCCAACTTGGCAACACATTGGCTTGTTAGATCAATCATTTGATGTTTATTTTGAAGAGGCAATCGACTACATGAAGACGCATCATCATAGCACAGACATGGTTGCTTTTAGAGATTTCGAAATTGCTAAACTGCAACGCTGTTATGCTACAATGAGGCAAGGAATCGAAGATAAACATACACATATGGCTAATTTTTGGCGTTTTTTTGTGGCACATGATGTAAGAAGAAATACTAGTTTGTTAAAAACTTTTCCCGAATATGATCATTGGTTTAAGGAGTGCCAGCAATTAACAAAATGAACGATTTAGAATTCAAACAAAAATATTTAGACAGCAAATCTCCTTCTTTTTGTGCGGCCAAATGGTACAATGCTACAATATGGTTAGGAAGTGGCATGACAACAAGTTGTCATCATCCCTTGCCACATAAAATTGACATTGAAGAAATAAAACATAATCCAAGTGCTATTCATAATACAAAAGAAAAAAAAGCACAAAGGAGACAGATGCAGTGTGGTGAAAGGCCATCAGGGTGCGAATACTGTTGGAAAATTGAAGATATCGGCAGGGATTCGATCAGCGATAGAGTATACAAGTCAAAAATTTACACAGATAACGATCTCGACTTAGCTTATCAATCAGATCATCAAAGAGATTTTAACTTACGCACATTAGAAATTGCTTTTGATAGGACTTGTAATTTTGCTTGTTCATACTGTAATCCAGCATTCAGCACTACATGGGCAAGGGATATTAACCAAGGTGGCCCATACACAGACATGACCACAGATGGTAGAAATCATTTTACACATTCTCATGCTTCTGCTGAACCATACAAAAAGGATGAGACTAATCCTTATGTGGAAGCATTTTATAAATGGTGGGAGTCTGATCTACACAAAAGTTTAGATGAACTGAGAATTACAGGTGGCGAGCCTATGATGAGTCCAAATTTATGGAGATTACTCGATTGGATTGAAACACAAGGTCATAAGATGAATCCTAAGATGCGAATTGCCATTAACAGTAACCTTGGCGCAAAACAATCAATAATTGACCGTTTCAAACAAAAATTGAAGAATTTCAAAAACTTTCACTTGTATACCAGTAACGAATCCATAGGTACTAATGCTGAATATATTAGGGATGGTTTGAATTATACACAGTGGCACGAAAATATGTTGTCTATGATGAAAGAGAATATTCCCTCTGAAATACACAACATGGCAACAATTAATGCTTTGTGTTTAGAAACATTACCACAGTTTTTAGAAAGTTTAGTTGAATTGAAAACCGCTTGTAAATTATATGGACCCAGTTTAAACTTTACTTTAAATATTTTGAGATTTCCAAGTTTTCAATCTCCGTTGGTATTACCCAACGAACTAAGAAATACATTTAAGGATAATTTAGAAAAGTTTTTAGCCAAAAACAAAAAATACTTGGAACATATGGAAGTGAATCATACTCAACGATTGATTGATTATTTAGATGTCGTGAAAACTCCACATGCAGGAGCGGCCACACAGGAAAAACTCCAGAAAGATTTTAAAGTTTTTTATAGCCAATATGATAAAAGAAGAGGAAAAGACTTCAAAAAAACTTTTCCTATTATAGGGGAGTGGTATGGCCAACTATGAAGATAAGTTACCTAACAAGTATAAGTTAAAGGATCTAACCACCCTAGAAAAAACTTATTTGACTGCCAGCAAATATTTTTGTATGCTACCATGGACGCATCTTCATTCTTATCCAAATGGAGACGCTTATCCTTGCTGTTTAGCATCACACAAACACCCAATAGGAACTATGCGTGAACAAACTATTGAACAATTGTGGAATAATGATGAAATGAGACAGTTAAGACAAAATATGTTACAAGAAAAATCTAGTAAACAGTGTGTCAAATGTTATGAACAAGAAAATAATGGATGGACATCAATGCGTAAATCTGCTAACAAACATTTTGGTCATCATATCAAAGAAGTCCATGACACTAAACCAAATGGTCATTACGATAAAGTTAATATGATTTATTGGGACATAAGATTTTCAAACTTGTGTAATCTTTCGTGCAGATACTGTGGAACTTATTTTTCATCAAACTGGTATGATGATCAAGTTGCACTGTTTGGCAAACCTAATCATCCAAAGGTAACCTATGCCGGTAGATCAAAAACTGATGCCTATGATCAATTAATAAACTATTTGCCAATGGTAGAGCAAGTATATTTTGCTGGCGGCGAGCCACTAATTATGGAAGAACATTATAAAATATTGAAAGCATTAATTGATATTGGGAAAGCAGACCAAGTTAGGCTGATATACAATACAAATTTCACAAAACTGTCTTATAAGAAATTAAATGTGCTAGATCTTTGGCCCGAGTTCAAGGATGTGTCAGTTGGAGCTTCTCTTGATGCCATGGGTCCTAGAGCAGAACTTGTTAGAAATGGGACTGTTTGGAAGGACGTCGAAAATAATCGCGAACAAATGTTGAAGAAATGTCCTAAAGTAGACTTTTATATAAGTGCAACATTATCTGCTTTCAACCATAGACATGTCATTGATTTTCATAACGAATGGGTAGACAAAGGCTTTATTAAGTGGCAAGACTGGAATATGAATGTTGTTCAAGACCCAGAACATTATAGAGCTGATATTCTCCCACTCTCTGTTAAGGAAAAAGTGACTGTGGAATATCAACAACACATTGAAAAAATTGAACCTTTTGATCATTTAGGAAGAGCAACTAATGGTTTTAGAAGTGCGATAAAATTTATAAACTCCACAGATAATACAAAGTTATTGCCAAAATTTCGCAAATACGTAGAACTGTTGGATAAAAGAAGACAACAAAACACATTACAGGTCTTTCCTGAACTAAAAGAGGTGATCAATGAATAAAATATGCACTCTTCCATGGATGCATCTTGAAACAACTCCTTTAGGGGAATTTAGGCCATGCTGTCTTGCTGAGGAAACTATTCCTGACTATAATATTTCTAGAGGTGACACAATTAATAATGCTTTTAATTCTGCCTACATGGAAAATTTACGACAACAATTTTTAGACGGTAAACAACCAAAAACATGTTCAAAGTGTTGGTCTCTTGAATCAGCTGGGGGCACATCTAAAAGGATGATATCAAACAAAAAGTTTGGCGTAGACACATCACAAAAACGCCTTAAGTTTTTAGATCTAAAACTTGGAAACATATGTAATCTTAAGTGTAGGATATGTGGCGCCTGGTCTTCTTCAAAATGGGCTCAAGAAGAAATTGAACTTGGCAACCCAACAGCACGTGACTGGCTTGCTCAAGGTCGATGGCCAAGGCAAAAAAACAAAGTATGGAACGAAATTATATCGCTTCTACCATATGTAGAATATTTTGAATTCACAGGAGGAGAACCATTTTTAATTAAAGAACATTTTGATATACTTGAAAAAAGTGTTGAATTAGGAACAAGTAAAAAACAACAAATACACTACAATACAAATGGAACAACATTTCCTACTCATGCTGTTGAAAATATATGGCCACACTTCAAAGAAGTAGAAATAGCATTTAGCGTTGATGATATAGGAGAAAGGTTTGAGTATCAAAGATTTCCTGCTGTTTGGCAAAAGGTAAATGAAAACATTAGAAAATTTAATGCGTTAAAAAAAACACATAAAAATATTAAGACACAAGTTTGTTGTACAATAAACATGCAGAATATTTTTAATCTTGAAGCAGTGGCAAACTGGATTCAATCCCAATCATTTGACTACGTGTTCTACAATTATCTACATGAAGCAAAAGAATGGAACGTGCAGTATTTGCCAAAAAATTATAAGCAATTCATACAAACAAAACTATTGAATAACAAGTCTCCAGGAATTCACAAGGAAGAGTTAGGAAAAGCATTAGTGTTTATGATGGATAAAGATTTAGGTGACGATCAAATACATTGGCAAAGATCTCAAAAAATCAAAGCAAGTGATAATTTTAGAAATCAATCATTTGTAAAGGTACATCCAGAATATCAAGGGTTACTATGACATATTTTAAACCAAGTGAAGGCAACAAAACGTTTTGTATGGCGCCTTGGACCCATACATATTTGTCGCCACAATCAGAGCGAAGATTGTGTTGTGCATCGACTGAACCAGCACAAAATTTTAAACAGTACATTGATACTAATGGTGGCACTAACACATACAATCCTATGTCTCTGGACGAATGGTGGAACTCTGATCATTTGAAGTCTGTCAGGAAGAGAATGCTTAAAGGAGAGGAACTTCCTGAATGTCAAGTGTGTAACAAAAAATTATTGCACACCACTGTGTATAGGGATCATTTTAATATGCTTTTTAAAGATATAATAGATCAAGCATATCAAAACACAAAAGAAGATGGGTCAACTGACATGAAATGTGTAAGCTTTGATTATAGGTTTTCTAATCTATGTAATTTCATGTGTAGAATGTGTGGCTCTAATTTAAGTTCAAGTTGGGAAGCAGAAGAAAAAAAATACATTGAAGGATTTGAGAATGAAAGATTATGGGCCACTAAGGAAAACAAGAAAAAAATGGACGAATTTGTTATCAACATTGCGGAACCAGAGTTTGAAGAAGCTATTACTGATAGAAGAATTAGAGAAATATATTGGGTAGGCGGTGAACCATTAATGTATCCACAACATTGGAAATATATGAAAATGTTAACAGATAATAATTTAGGCAATCAGGTCTATGCTAGATACAACACCAATCTAAGTAGAATTGTTTTTAATAAAATTAACTTGTTCGATGATATATTAAAAAATTTTAGTGCTTGGGAAGTATGTGCTTCAATTGACGGAACAAACCAAATTGGCGAATATGTAAGAACTGGACTAGATTATAATAAGTTTATTGAAAACTTTGAACATGGATTAAAGTTTGCTAATGGAAGAAACAAAAGGTTAAATTTGGATTTTACCATTACTACCCCTGGTTTGTTTGAAATAGAAAAAATGTTTGAACTAAGTTTAAAGTATGATGTTAATATTATTACTAAAACTACATTTGCTTTTACTTCTAATGTTTTTATGAGTCCTTTAGTATTGCCAAGGAAAATACTAACAAGAATTATAAATGATGTGCTTAATAAAATAAAACCTAGAGCAACAATGAAGCAAAAGGGAATGATAGATATACTTGAAGGATATAGTCAAAGGCAAACATTTGAAGAAGACTATGATGATTGGTTTACAGGCAGAAGTAAAGGAAAAGCATTTTTACTCGAAATGGAAGCTAGGAGGAAAAATCCAATTACAATGGAAGAAGTTATGAAAAAAGATGAGGAAATGTATGATTGGTGGAGATCAATTGAAGTATAAAAAACTAGTTTCTGCTGGATGTTCATTTATACAAGGCAGTGAATTAGGAGACGAAGTTCCATATTCGAAAAACACATATCCAGCACTATTAGCCAAACATTATAATTTAGATTATGATTGTATTGCTTATCCTTCTGCTTCAAACCAAGGGATTGCCAAAAAAATATTTGATTACAAAAATATTCAAGAATGTTTGTTTGTTGTGCAGTGGACTTTTCCAAGTAGATTAGGAGTTGATTTATCATACAATTATTTTGATAAAAATAAAAATAAAACAAACTGGTTTGACCTTGCCCCTAATAATTGGGATCTAATTGATCATTTTCATGAATATAGAGAATACACACAACAACTCAAAGATTTGGGCATAGATAAATTATCAAACACAATATACAAGCATATTGGGAATGACAGCCATTTTTTGTTTCAATCAAAAATCTGTATGGATGCTGTTAGATTACACCTAAGCAATGGTGATGCACAATTTTTGTTTATAGCTGGATGTAATTCTTTGTTGGATTATCCACAAATTATTTCCTTTGAAAACAAAGGATTTGTTGAATGGTGCCATGCTAAAAAATTCAAAGTGGGACAATACAAACATCCTCTGCATGATGCTCATCGATTTGCTTTCGAGTATATTTCGAAAAACGTAAATATTCAAAATGATTAGATGGATAAAAAAGTTATTTTACAAAGTTCGATTAGAGATCCAATATCGGAAAAAAATCAGAGAATTAAAAAAGAAAGATCCTTTCATATACCACTAGAAGTTGATCATTACGGCATGATCAAAGGAAATATTGCGGGATGGATGCACATCGATGAAGCTCAAGTGTTATGTGAATCTGTTGTTGGTAGGACACACTGCTTAGAACTTGGCACACACAAAGGATTAAGCACATCATTAATAGCATTGGCTAATCCACATGCTAAAATTATAACTACAGAAATATTTTTAGATCTTACTAATCAAGCAAAACAAAATTGTAAAAATTTAAATAATATTAACTTTATTACAACTGATAGTAATGATTGGTTAGCAGATTGTAAAACAAAATTTGATTGGGTGTTTGTTGATCATTGTCATGACAAAGATTATATGGATGTTACCATGGAGTTATTGCCATCACGCCTGCAGGATAATCATAAGGTTTTATTACATGATACACACTTAGATGGTGTTCGATCACAACTGAAAAAATTTAAGGACTATACAGTACATAGAAATCTTGGCATAGGAAAATTTTGGTAGTATAATTTAGTATGAAGAAAAAACTTTCTATTTGGGAACCAATAGCACAAGGAGTGCCATCTGAAGACTTCATAAAAATTCTATCAAAACATTTTACACATTGTTTAGAGAATAATATTGATATTGTTTTAGACTTTTTTCCAGAAGGTCCTAATTTATATGAAAACAATATTTGGGGATTGATACAAAATGTCTGTAATTCATTTGATGTTGACACATCCAATATCCAGATTGAAATTTGTGATTTCAATGCTGACTATCCTTGTAAGGTTATAAAAAGACAGCCTTACTGGTTCAATGCTCTATATAAGTTTCCAGATCTATTTGATCATACAATAAATCCTAAAATTGAAAAATTATTTGGACATTTTGTAGGGAGGCCAAGTTGGGATAGATTAGTTCTACATTCTACAATAAAACAAACTAACAATAGTCTGTTCACTTTTTGGCAAGGTAAAGATAAGCCTGCTTCATACCAAAAAACTTTACAAAATATACAAAAATTATACCCAAATGATTATGAAAAATATAAAAAAATTTTAGACGCGACGCCACATTCGAACATAAAAATGAAGCCAGTTTATAAAGACTTCACAACTTTTCCGCGAAACGTATATCCTCTAAAACCTTATTATCAAAAAATATTTGTTGATATTGTAAGTGAAACATTTATCTATGATCGCACATGCTTTATCACGGAAAAAACAGCAAGACCTATTGTGTTTAGAACTCCATTTATTATAATGGGTGGCCTTGGTTTCTTGAAAATATTGAAGGAATTAGGTTTCAAAACTTTTGACAAATGGTGGCCTGAGGAGTATGACAACTACAGTGGCCAAGAAAGAGTAAAACAAATTCAGCAAGTAATTAAATTAATACAAGCCAAGGACAATATCGAACAAATAAAAAATGAAATGTTACCTGTAGTAGAACACAATTATAAACATCTAATGTCACGCAGTTGGAATCAATTCGCAAAAAAATTAGGACTTAATCATGTCTAAAATTGTTTGGGGCATATCTGCTTTGTTTCATGATGCTGGATTGTCCGTAATAAAAGACAATGAACTGGTATTTGGCGCTCATGCTGAAAGATACTCAGGCGTAAAACATGACGATAAATTAAACCGAAACTTAATCAAGGAAGCATTAAAATATGGCCATCCTGATCATGTGGTATGGTATGAGAATCCTTGGAAGAAAAGATTAAGACAAATTTTTTCAACAGAAGTTTTTTATGGGAAGTGGTGTCCTAATCCAAAAAAATATCTCCATAATTTCGGGATAAGATGTCCTGTATCATTTGTTGATCATCATTATTCACATGCTTGTGCGGGTGCGTACACTTCTGAATATAGTAGGGCAATTGTTGTGGTTATAGATGCTATTGGCGAACTTGACACTTGCTCAGTATGGGAATATAGCAAAGACTTAGGCCTATTTAAAAAATGGTCTGTGAAATATCCCACATCCATGGGCCTGCTCTATTCAGCCTTCACAAAACGTTGTGGACTAAAACCAATGGATGAAGAGTATATTACAATGGGTATGGCGGCATGGGGAAAGCCAATCTATGTTGAACAAATTAAAATGGATTTTATAGAATCTTACAATCCTTTCAAAATGAAACGTAATGTACACAAAGGCATTGCTGACTATCTGCCTGATGCTAATCCAATGGATCTTGCGGCCTCAATACAATGTATCGCAGAAGAATTTATAACCACTTTTATTCAACAAGCGGTCAACCATCACGATAATCTACCAGTCATATATCAAGGAGGAGTGGCACTTAATTGTGTTGCCAATACCAAACTGCTGGACATATGTAAACATGGATTATGGATCATGCCAAATCCAGGCGATTGTGGAAGTTCTGTGGGAGCGGCATTGTCCTACACAAAAAAACCCATTATTTGGCCTGGACCCTATATTGGCACTGATATTCGTAAACCATACCCTGTAGACGCTTGTATCACTGAATTAAGCACCAATAAAATGGTGGGTGTAGCGTCTGGACGTGCTGAATTTGGGCCTAGAGCACTAGGACATAGATCGCTTCTAGCAGATCCAAGAGGGCATGATATCAAGGATAAAGTAAATGAAATTAAACGTAGACAAAAGTTTCGTCCATTTGCGCCTGCCATACTTGAAGAACATTTACATGATTATTTTGAAATAAACACCGACACTTCACCTTACATGCAGTATGTAGGAATTTGTAAGCATCCAGATAAATTTCCTGCCATTGTACATATAGATGGTACATCAAGAATACAAACTGTAGGAAAGTCTGATTCAACTGGTTTTAGGAAACTGTTAGAAAAGTGGTATGCTAAGACAGGTTGTCCAATGCTATTAAACACGTCCCTGAACATCAGGGGAAAGCCAATGGTTAATAATCGAGATGATGCTGATCAGTTTGAAAATGAATATGGCATTAAAGTTTTATCATAATGTACGATCGTTTTGAATACAATGGCACCTTAACAAATTATCCTAGCAAAACTAATTGGTATTGGATAACACATTCTGATAATAATTACACAAATTTTGATTTTGATTACCACACACCTGAATGGGAATCATATTGTGTTCAAGTGTTTGGTGATCAACATTCAAAAAATTCTCACACATATCTTGTTAACAAAGAACACGATGATAACTCACCTTGGCAATTCCATGAAAACAAAGTGGATAGAATAGGCAAAGTTCCTATTTTTCATGCCACCAACTTTCAACCGGATGAAACAGAAGGCGTAAGAATGTTCTCCAATTTTTTTAATTTTATCAAAAGATGTTGTAACAAAACTGACAGCGATTTTTTTTGGATTACATCTTCAGTTTGCGATTATTCTAGTTTCGACTTTACGTGGCATCCTGACATAGGTGAAGAAAAGTTTTTACACACGTGGACCACGCAGGACAACAAGTATGGATACACATTTTTTGTGCCAAGACAGGAGTTTATGCGTCAATGTCAAACACTTCAAAAATTAGAATGGTTCAAACAAATAAAATACCATTATGAAGTTAGTATAAACCAATTGCCTGTCAGTTTTTTTACTTTAGAAAATGGAGTGGCAGAAACAATTAAGCATCATAAATTTACGCATCACTATGAATGGTTTGTAGAACAGGGAGTTATGTTTGACACTGAAAAATTCCAACCATCAAGATGGGACGATATCCAAATAGAAACATATGGCCGTAATTCAAATGCACTGTTAGTACCAAGGGAAGCCAAGTCGTTTGTAGTGGATCAAGTTTATGATTATCCACATATCGTGAATAAACCTTACATAATTAAAGAGCCTGAATTTGATATGTTTGTATTAGGCTATAAAGAGCCTGACTTGGAACGGAACTATGATGAAGTTAAATTAAAATACCCCAATGCTAAACTTGTGTCCGGCATTCAAGGCAATGTAAATGCTTACAAAGAATGTGCAGAACAAAGCAAAACAGAATATTTTTGGATTATATTTGGCAAGTCTAAAATCAATAAAAATTTTACATTTGATTATCATCCCAACTGTATGGAAAGGCCACATCATCATATTTTTAAATGCTATAATCCTATGATTGATTATGCGTATGGACATATGGGCATAGTGTTATACCATAAAAAAATGGTTTTGGATGCTACAGAGTGGGGTCCAGACTTTACATGTTCTTTTCCTGTAAAACTAATTGATCAAATATCAAACATAGCGAATTATTTTCAAACAGAATTTTTAACTTATAGAACTGCATTCAGAGAGTGTGTAAAATTAGCGTCAAACTGCATCAAAGGAAGTGATCCAAATACTAATAATGTGATTTTAACTAAATGGTTGAATAATTCGAATGGCACACATGCTAATTGGAACCAACAAGGGGCCGAAGATGCTGTAAAATTTGTTGCTGAAGGTCAAGACCTTAACAAAATCTGGGATTGGAACTTTATTAATTCAATGTTCCAAAAACACAAACTATGAATATTTGCGTACCCAATTGTTGATATGTTGAATCACATATGATTGTTCAGATTGTGTCATTGAATAATAACAAGGCAAACTAACAATTTGTTCACACACCCATTCAGATTTGACACATTGTTGAAATGGGTAATAAGGCCTATGGGTGTTGATTGACGTAGGATAATGTATTTTTGTTTGTATACCCTTTTCCATCATGTGCTGTCGAAAAAGATTCCTATTTGGAACTTGTATTACATAAGCATAAAATGAATGTAAACAATTTTTTTTAATTTTAGGGGTCACACATTTTAACTCATTGTTATATGTACTTGCTATGATCCTTTTTTTATTGTTCCAATCCAAATAAAATTTAATTTTTTCTAATAACACTGAAGCCTGAATACAATCCATTCTAGCATTATATCCAATTTCTACGTAGTTGTCATGATCAATTCTTCCATGGTCTCTTAATATTTTTACTTTATCAATTAGATTTTGTTGCCCAGTCACAGCACCAGCATCTCCTATAGCTCCTAAGTTTTTGATAGGATTAAAAGAAAAACAAGTTAGGTCTACCAATCCTCCAACTCTTTTATTATTATATTCTGCTCCAGTGCTGTGTGCCGCATCTTCGATCAGTTTCAAATTATATTTTTCACTAATTAATTTTAATCTTGATATATCAGGAGTCTGCCCATACAAATCAACAAATAATATTGCTTTTGTTTTAGGACTTATTTTTTCTTCTATTTTGTCAGAATCAATATGATAATAATCATCTATGTCTACAAACACAGGATCAGCACCTATTGATTTGATTGCTTCCACTGTTGAGACATATGTGTGGGGGGTTGTGATAACTTGATGTCCATGTCTAACTCCACAGGCTCTTAGTGCTAGAACCAGTGCTTGTGTGCCATTAGATACTGCGGCACTTCCTTCTGCTGAACAATGTTTTGCCCACTTCTGTTCAAAAACTTTGATGATCGGACCGTTCACAAATTCAGTTGTGTTCAGAATCTTGTTGATTGCTTTATCAATCTCTGACCTGCAGTCATTGTATTGGTCATCAAGTTTAGTAAATGGAATATTCATCTATTTTTTCCAATGCTTGAAAAAAATCAAACTTGCGTTTGTAACCTAATAAATTTTTTATTTTCTGGATGTTTAATGATCCTCTGTTTGGAAAATACTTTTCTCTATTTACGGGTACAAGAGTGCTTTTACTATCATAATGTTGCTTTATAGTTTCTGCTAATTGTTTAATTGACAGACTATGTTCACCACTAATGTTGAATGTTTCATTTGTTACATCTGAATCGATCGCTAAGTCAATTGATGTTACAAAGTCATCCACATAAGTTATATCTGTAAATGTATCCTGTGCGTAAAAAATTTCCTGCCCTGTTATAGCAGACTTGATAAATTTTGACACCAGCCTATCACCTATGTCATTGTTACCAAACACACAGATTGGTCTAAAAATTATGTAAGAAAAGTTTTTATTTTTCGCATTTGATTTCAGCAAATACTCTTGACTTAACTTGAGACTACCATATAAATTGATTGGAGCACATAATGTGTTTTCGTCAGCATCATGTTGATAATTTCCATACACATTTGAACTGCTTACATGAATATATTTTTTTACCGGATATTTCATTGTGTTTATCATGCCTTGGATCATGCCTTCAGCACTAAGGACAGGATATTTTTCTGATAAACTTACTCTTGGATAAGCGGCCAAATTTATTATAATTTCTGGCTTAAAATTATCGATAGTGTCTTGGATAAGAGAATGATCAATTACGGAGCCATTAACAGTATCAACATTGTACCACTGTTTGGTTCTGTCTTGGATGATTTGATTTTTTATTCTTTCATGCGTGATGCCAAAAATATTAAAATTATCATACACACAAATATCATGCTTAGATTGTAGAAGATTAACTAAATGATGCCCTATAAAACCAGCACCACCAAATATAAGGATTTTATTCTTCTGTGTCATCTAAAGTGGGCGGAGATACTTTCTGCATAGACTTAATTAATTCATCTTTCAGTTCAATCATGTCTAGTTGCCCAGTCTCAAAATCACGCAGAGCATTTACTGTGTGCGATTGGCCCCTTTGGTGTTCTTCATGAACCAATGTGCGACTACTTCCTTTGTTCAGCTGTTTAGCTCTGTGTGAGGCCAAAAGGATCATTTCATAGCGATTACCAACTCCTTGTTCTTGGCACTTATTCCAAGCTTCTTGGGCAAATACTCTTGCCACTATCTATGCCTCTTCAGTTTGTTTTTTTGGTCGACCTTTTTTAGGTTTCAGTTCTGGATCAAGTTCGTATGCTCTTTCTTTCAACACATTCATTTTCTTTTCCAGTCTTTCTGCTCGTGCCAACATTAGTTTTGCTTCATTTTTGCCTGAAGTGCCTGCCGCAGTAGTGTCAGGTTGTATTGATAGACCTGCTAGGTCCACACCTTTTTGACTTGCTATCATCTCATTTAGTTTGTCTAACTGAACAGCGTCTGCTCCTTCTTCTGTGACCATTACATTTTCAGTTGCTTGTTTCAGCAATTTACCATTGCTATGGAGATATTCTAATACTGTTACTCCTTGTACTGATGTTGCTTGATCTTGAACAATTGGATTTTGCGAGTCTTCCAGAGGCATTTTGTGTCTACCTAAAATGTGTGCGAATTCAAATGATTCCTGGCCATCTGGTGATTCTAACAATCCTTCAATTATATCTTCTTCAAACGGAAGCATAGCATCTCTATCTATCACAAGACTAGAATAAGGATCATTAGGTATTGTACGATAGGCAATTATTACTTTAGTGCCTGTGGTTTTTAACATCCCGATGTGTTTCATTTATTTCTCCTCTGTTTTTACCTCAGCAGGCGAATCAGTGTTTGCTGTTTCTTCTGCTTTTGCTTTGGCATCGACTGCTTTTAAAAATACATCTAATTTTTCAAACACTTCTCCTACTGTCTTCAGTTCAACGCCTTTGAATGCGCCACGTTGAGATGAAATGTCAATAATTGTTCTGATGTTTCTAAGATCAGCAACTGTTAGCGAGGGCGCCTCTGCTTGTGGAGTAGACACAGTGCCATCCTGCATCGGAGCAGTGTCTTCTTTTTTTGTTTCTTCTACCATACGGAGTCTCCTTGGTTATATTATAATATACGTATATTATATTTTATTTGTTTGGAAAAAGTCAACCATAATAAACGGTTTGTCCAAAAGGTGGTTTTACTTTGTGGTTTGTATGAATTACCCAAAGTGTATCACAGTAGTCTGCATCTCCCCAACGATCCCAAGTTTCACCATCTGTAAAACAAACTAAAAGTTGTGGTTTTACATCATTGTTTTGCATCCATTTCCAGTTTACTGAAATATCAGTACCACCATAACCTTGTGGAGTGTATGTAGTGATATCTTTTCCATCCCATGTTTCAAATTGTTCTGGAGCATGGACTTCTGTATCAAAACACCATATTTTTATTTTGTAGTCATCAAATTCTTCTGCTATGCCATTTATTTCTGAAAGAAAATCTTTTAGCATTGATTCGGATATTGAACCAGATGTGTCAATGGATACACATATGTCTAGTTCATTCTGGACATCAAGTCCTGGCAACACCGCATTTGTTGAATACATCTTACGCGAAGGCCTCATCCATGTGTAGTTGTTTTTGATTTGGCTTTTAATAGTTTGTCTCAACATGCTCCTCCAGTCCAGTTTTGGTTGTGTGATGTCAGTTATTAGTCTTTCAAGTCCTCTAGGAATACTGCCTGCCCCAGATTGTGCCGCTTTAGCAGATTGTAAAAGCGAATTTTTTATTTCATCTTTAAGTTGATCTTGTTCTGCTTTTGATAATTTAGGCATTTTAAGTTTTTTCTCTTTGCCATTTTTATCTTTTACAGTAGCCTCTCCTTTGTCAAGATCAATGTGAACATCAAGAGTTGATTGCTGTTTCTGCGAATCAGATAGTCCATCATAAATTTGTTCGGCTGACAGATCCCTGTATTTTGAATCTAAAAGAGGAGCATCATTACCTGTGGGTTTGGATCCTATGTTTTCATCATCAAGTATTTGGTTGATAGCATAATCGGCCGCAACGTTCCAACCTGAAGGATCTCTATCACCACGTCTAATCATGTGTTCGAATGCCACATGTAACACTTCATGTGCTAATAAAAATTCAACTTGTTTAACATCCAATCGATCAATGAATTCTGGGGCATACCAAAGATGTCTTCCATCAGTCGCCGCTGTCATTATTTCTGGTTTTTCGATAAGTTTTAACCTTGTTGCCATATTGCCAAAAAAAGGCTTTTTAAGTAATAAGGATATTCTGGCTGTAACTATTTTTTCTTCTTGAGAAGTTCTCATTATCCCTCCATACTTGCCACAACATATTTTCCAAACTTTTCATGGAACTTGTTGAATGACTTTAACTTACTTGGCTTCATTGGAAGTTTGTATGTTGATAGAGCAATCTTGGCACCCATTACAGTAAGTTCTGTGTCAAAGTTGTCCATCATAAAGTTTAAGAAACAATCTGCCTGTTTATCAAAGTCTTTGTTTTTTTCATTCTCTTTAAGTTCATAACACATTGATACAGCCAATGAGTACTGTCCTGATACTTCAACTGCCTTAGGCATCTTCTTAATTTTGCCGGATAGTATGTCTGTTGGGTTGGGAAGGTCAGCCGCAATTTTACGATGAGCCATAAATTTAATGGCTGTACCTTCACCAACAGCACCTGCAACTAAGTCGGTGAGTGTGTTGTCCGGCAGGTGTTCTGTTAGTAATTGACTTACGAAACTCCAAGTTCTTGGTGTAGCAAATGCCTTTGAAGAACCTTTTGGATCGAAGTCATACAAATCGTTTTTAGCAAACGAGCAGTAACCTACTACATCTGCGTGAATATTATTAAGGGTGGCCCATTCAAACCAATCATCAAAGTCTACTTTCATTTCGATATGTACAAAACGATTTGAAAGTGGAGCAGGCATTCTGAATGTAACACCTCTGTCTGTCTCTCTGTTACCAGCGGCCACTATGGATACGCCTTCAGGCAAATCATAGGCACCAACCTTCCTATTAAGAATAAGTTGATATGCCGCGGCCTGTACAGCGGGTGGTGCCGCATTTATTTCATCTAAAAATAAAATTGCTGTGGATTTAGGATCCGAAGGCAGTTCAATCGGTGGCGCCCATTCCATTTTGTTAGAAGATGAATTGTAAAAAGGGATACCTTTGATGTCAGTAGGTTCCCATAATGGTAATCTAATATCAATCACTTCACGTGACTGTTCGTCTCCAATCTGTTTAACAATATCGGACTTTCCAATACCTGGAGCACCCCATATCATCACTGGTCTCTTAAGTTTGATACAATGCTGTAATGCTGTTATTGCCTGTCTTGGCCCTATTTGTCTTGTAGTTTCAATTGTTTTATCGCTCATCGTCTAGTACACTCCTTATGTATATTATTATATTGCCATATTGTAGAGTGTCAACCACCTAAAAGTCGCTATAATTGGGATATTTTATTACCAAGGTTTTTTGTTTTGATCTAATGCTATTAGAGGAATAGTGTGAATTTGTTGAGTTATCCAAAATATTAACTCTGCTACATCAATTGGTTTTATCCAATTATTTGTTTGTTGTGTTCCTATGTCAATCCCACCTAGAATTATGTGTGTAGTCTGGACTCTAAAGTTGTTAAGTTGTAGACTTTTTGTTTTAAGTTTGTTCTTTGAATCACTGTATGATGTTTCACCCAGTTTATCATATTCATTAGTGCTACCAATATTAAAAATTTGTCCTAGTTTCATATTGTCAGCGGCATGACTAAGCAGATTTATTTGTGTATTTGGACTTATGTAACTGGCGTTAATAAATGTGTTGTGGTTTTTCAGTACACTTAAAAATTTATCTATATCCTTAGTTAAATCTATTCCCATACTTTTATGAACAAATGTTACATTTTTAAAAATTTTTTTTACTCCATGTGCTATATTTTTAGGATCAGATGGGTTGCCTGTACATAGTATTTTTCTTTCTTTCATGAATCTATTACGCACAGTGATTAAACTTTTTTCATATCGATTCATGGCACATCTTTCTACATTTCATTTTACAAAGCACGTCGGCAGTCCCACTGAGGCCTTTTTGTTTTACATTTTCTATCCATTTTTGAATAATTGTGTTTGCTTGACTGTATGTTGTTTTTGCTATATTCAAATTTTCCAACCAATATTTGTTTGTCCAGAGTTCAGATTTGTAGAATGTTTTTGGGTTTCGGATCCAATCGCATGGCATAAAGTAACCATCTGCTGAAATAGTTTTTGTTGTATTACACTTTGGAACAATTTCAATTGGACTATTTTCATTGTATTCACTCTTATAAAAATAGTTTGATTCCGTGTTTTTTAGTTCAGGTTTTAATTTTTCATCACCAAATCTATGCGTTTTAATAGTAAAAAAATCACATCCTTTATCAATAGCAAAATTTTTTATTTCGTCGATCTTATATTGATTAAAACTAAAAATAATTGTTTGCCATTTTATTTTTGCTTTGCCTTTTGTTGTAATATCAATGGCGTTCATGATACTATTCCAATTAGCATTTTTCCTATACATTAGATTATCTTGTTCTAGTCCATCTACAGCAAACACAATAGTATCCTGAACTGTTAACAAACTATTAAGTTTGTTCCACCAATCTACATTCTTGTAACTACCATTAGTGTGAATAGAAAAACTTTTTGTATCCCTAAATTTTTCAATCAAATCAAATAGTTTAGGATAATAAATTGGATCGCCATAGTCTCCACACAAAGTGAATTTTTTAATATTTTTTCCTTGATCACATTGTAAAAAATTATACAATTCTTCATAATTTAAATCTAAATTATGTATAGGTTTTCCTAACAACTGTTTCCATTCAGTACGAGGACACGCTGGACAAGACAATGTGCATCTTGTGGTGGGTTCAATGTGTAGAATGCTATCAGTCAAGGTGTTGAAAAAACCATACATGGATTGGCATTGTAAAACACAAACTGTATATGCCATTAAAATTAAACTGGTTTGTGTGCAGTTGTTCGGGTAAATTTTGTTCTGACTCTTTTAAATTGCTAGGGTACAAAGGCTGATAAGTGCCCTTCATAATCATTGCAGGTTGTAATAATACATCATCTATTTCTATGTCTTCTAAAATAACGTATTGGTCCTTTATAATTTTTCCATTATCCTGAACAGTTTGATCGTTCGTTTTATTTTGTAAACAAATTTGTAATTTGTTGTTCTCTTTTAGTTGTAGTTTATAAGACAAAACAACAGATGTGTTTGATTTGTCGAATAATTTTATATCATCAATAATTTTTCCATTCATTGTCACAAGCACATTCGGAGGCCTGTCCCAAAAAATAGGCCTTAATGTAATTTTTGTTTTATATTCCATTGCCTTAATTATATAAGTTTTATAGTCCTAAGCAAACATTGTTTTGACTTTGTTGTTTTGTTCCTTGCTATATTCATAAAAATGTTTTTGATTATGTATCAAATCGGGCAACATTTCATTATACATTTTTAATAATATATCGTCATCTGTTTTACACACCCAATGCAACACCTTGATAATCTCGTCATGTACACGATTGGATTGATTGTTTTCAAGATCTGCGAAATCAAAGTAATGATTGAATGTTTTAAATCCCCTATCTCTTAACCATTGATAAGTCTTTGTGTTGCCGTTTATTACAAATGGACGCAAGCCTAGTATGGGCTTAAATTGTGTTTCACTGACAAAGATATCATCTGTAGGATAAAACATTGTGGCTCCCACTACATTAAGAAAATGATGTTGCCAATATTCTAATCTGTGCAGACTCAACACATCATGTGGGATTCCTGTTGGGTCTGGTTGGGACAAATCATGCCAATGTCCTGCTGAAACGTAGTCTTCTGCTTTTTCGCCTAGTGATAAAAAAAGTTTATTATTAGGATCAAGATCATATGTAGGATCTGGTTTTCCAATGGTCAATAATCCAAATTTATCTAATTCATGCTGTAAGATTTTTTTAATCAAATCTACCCTATGAAATCTTGGCTTTCTATTGTAATTTATAAATTTGTGTTTAATTTTAGTCAATAACAAGTCTTCATTTTCATATTCTAAAAATTCTTGTGCTAATACAGGAGCAAAAAAATTAAATTCATACGCACTATGGTCAAAATTTCCTATCTTAAAAACATTTACCTTTCCCATAAGTTCAATAAATTGATCATAATCAGGAGGAGACATATACAAAGGATCTACACTTGCGTACAAAAATAAGTTATCTATTTTCCTAGCATAGGTTAATGCTTTTTCGTATGCGCCAGTTTTAAAGGTTGGTCCAAACCATGTTGTATCTATAAACAAGTTTTTTTGCTTGTTAAATTTTTTTCCTATGGCATGTGTTATTGTTTGAATAAAATTATTGTTGTACTTTTGCCATAACCATTCACTAGGAAAGCCTTTACTAATAATTTCTAGCATATTTTCATTATAACTTATAATTCAAAATTCTGCAAATCGCCATCTAACAGCTGTAACATGACCGCTGGTTTTTCAGCAAAGAGAATCAAATATTTTCTTTTTTGTGGAATATAATAAGGAGCAGGACAAGAGCGATTTAGATTTAAAAATCCTTTTATTGTTAAAGGCTTGTTCATTCTAATTTTATATGATTGAAATTTAGCATATTTTAATAAATGATAACCTTTGTATGTAAGATTGAAGTGACTTTCATTAGATACAAATGATTTAAACATCATTTTGACTATCTTGCCAATTGGCAAATCAAGATCACACTGTTGTTTGATTAGTTCTGCTAGTTTGGTTTTAGTTAGTTTCATCTTTCAATAACTTGCCTTGAGTAAGTTCATATACAGCAAAGTCTTGACATTTGAATGTATCATTTAGTTTTTGAGCAAGATTGAAAGCATGACCAGGATTTGAAAAGGATGTTTTTTTATATTTTGGACCAGGATAGTTTGAAATTATCGATGAGGATTTTAAGTTTATAGGCTTGCCTTGATAAAACACTGCCCATATGGCAGTTGACTCTAATATTTCTTCCATTTTATAGGACTTCTTATTAGTGTGCTGTAATAAGGTTTTTGGTTTTGGTCTACTCATATATATGAGTATTTATAGGTGATTTATTGGCTAAAATGGGATTTCAGGTGCTCGTAGTTTCCAATATATTTGTCATCTAAAAATATTTGTGGCAAAGATCTTGCTGTTGGCACAGCCTCCATTAATTGTTCTTTGGTCCAGCCACTACCAATATTTCTTTCTTCATATTCTATGCCTTTTTGTTTTAAAAGTCCCTTGGCCATGTCACAAAATGTACAGCCTGGTTTAGTCCAAACGATTGCTTTCATTTAAAATCTCCTCCGTCCATACTTATCTGTGATTCTCCGCCTTGGTCTTGTTTTCTACTCTGTATTTCTACATAATGTAACAACAAGGTGGTGAGACTGTTTCTTACTTTTTTTGCTTGTGCTAAGTTTATCTTGACTTCTTTTTGTTTTGCATTTTCAGATTTGTCAATTAGATCGATAAAATTTTTTAAATGGAGAGTATCATCTACTTTTGTTGACATCTGAAAATACCTTTCTCTGTTCAATTATAGTTTTGAAAGGCCCTCTGTATTCATTATCTGCTATGGTGGCAAGTTTTGGGCAAAATCCTTTGACCCATCCTTTTGAAAATTTTATACAGTAATAGCCTGCGGCATACATGTTATTTGAATTTTTCGATTTGGAATACAATGGTAACTTTTGTTGTACGTCAAACACAGAGTTGTAAGGTATGTGCTTTGTAGGGAATCCATAACATTCATAATCTACAGGTGTAGTATCCTTTGGCTTGGACAGTTGTTGATGAAAAAGATCGAACTTTTCGTTGATCTCATCTAATGTTAGTGTAGCAACAGATGAATCAGAACCAGTAATAATAAACTGATTTATATCATGTCTTTGTATAGTTCCAATTCGGGTTCCGTTCTGTTCTATTATCCAAAACCGATCAGGCAATAGTTGCTTTGTTTTAACTGAGTCTAGCATTGAAAGGTTCTGCGTAAAATTTGACATTATCTCTTATCCTAACTAAATCGTGCTTGGCACAAAATTTTAATAAATGTACACCAACATTTGCTATAGATTTGGATGTTTCTGTAGCATTCGTTATTGTATTAGCAATGTTTATTTTAACATTATCTGGTTGCATGGTCAAGTCAATTAGTTGTTCATTTATAGCGTATTCATCCCTGACTACTCTTTCGTTGCCATCATGATCAATCCATCTAGTCAACATCATGTTGTTCCAAACAAACCCTTGATTTTTTCTATCTTCAAATGCTTCTTTTAGTTTTGTCGTGCGTACTTTAGGAAAAGCAGAAAACACATTGTCTGACGAATCACCACGCATACATTTTTCAAACAACAACCATTGTGGATTAGGGGCTGACTTTGGTAATTTTGTTTTTTTGTCTACAACGGGATTATTGTTATCATCAAAAAATCCTTCTATTGTTATTAAGGTATCAGTAATGCCATTGTATTGGGAAACATTATCAGATAAAAGTTGATAAAAATCTGAATCAGAAGATACAATAACATGTTTGTCATTTGGATGAGATTGAATCCAGCCAGCAATTAAATCATCTGCTTCAAGTTCATTATGTCTTAATGTTGTACAATTTGATTTTGTGTCTACAAATGTTTTGAATTCATCGAATGTTTCCCAAAATATTTGATCTGCTTCTTGTTCTGCAGGAGACATAGCATCTCTAGTTTCTTTTCTATTTTGTTTGTATCTAGGATAAAAATCTTTACGCCAAGACCTGCCTTCAAAACAAAAAATAACATGATCTGCTTTAAATTTTTCCCAACACTTTTTGACTGAGTTCATACAAATATGTAGAGCAAGGCCTGTTTTAGTTGTTATGTCGTCGCCACGAACCACATGTCTGGCTCTAAAAAATGTATTTGCCGAATCTATAATAAGATATGTTTTAGGAGATTTCAGTTTTGCCATCCTCTCGCTTTTCTTCTTTGACAATAGCATTGTCTGTGGCGAGTGGGGTGGCCTCATCTGCTATTGTATTACACAAAACAGAAAACCAATGATCAACAACTTCTTCGTCTGTGTTGCCTGAAAATCCATGTTTTTTTAAATTTTCAACAAAGTGTTGATTCCAATCAAGTTCGAAATATCCATACTTAGGATTTTTTGGATCAACATTTGTGTCTAAAACTTTTATGTAAGGCTCGCCACGTTCTGTTGCTGTCTCCTTAGCAGTTTTTTCTAGTGCCTGCTGTTTAGTGAATATATTTTTTAACTTATCAAGCATGTTAATAATAATATAACAAATAAACCAAAAATTGTCAACACCATCCAATTATTGTTTGATTGTTTATAACTTTTGTCATCTGAAGGCAATGGCTTCATAAAATTTCTCCTTGAAAACACTCTCATGTGCCTATCTTATTTCCAAACAAATACACATGAACTCTTGCGGCCACATTGTAGCCTCTTTTAAATGCCTTAGCGGCCACTTCACCAGCGGTGGCATGTTGTTCTTCTTCTCTTGCTCCTGTTGGCATGATCCACACTGGCCAATCAACACCAGCACTTCTAAATTTTTCAACTGCTTCTTCCATTTCATCCCACTCACGTTGTTTAGGCCCTAAAACAAATTTAAGTTGTCCAGCTTTGGAAAGTTTGTGATATTCAGCAACAGTTTCAGGCTTGATTGCTTTTTCTGGTTTTTCACCTGATACTGTAAACAATTTAGGACTACAAGAAAAGAAAACTTCTGTGTCTATTGAACGCACCCAATCAATGAAAGGATCTTTTAAGATTTGTGTGCCGTTTGTTTCAAAAGTCATTGATCCAGGAAGATTGTTTTGCTCTTTCAATGTGTTGTAGATACCAACCACAGCCTGTTGTCCTGTTACCATTAATGGTTCACCACCTGTAAAACACAAATGTTGTTTTTGTTTTGTAACAGGATGTAAGAATTTTCCTTCGGGATTGGATTCATTTTTCAAACAGTCAACAATTTTTTCTGCCAACACCGATGGAGTTTCTTGCCCCATCAGTCCTTTGAATTTTTTCGCCCATGTATAACTTGAGTCGCATCCTTTTTCCCATACTGGAAGATCTTCAACTCTTTTAACAGTTGTTACATCAAAGTCTTCAAATGGCAGATCATACGTATCTGGATTAGTAGGATCTATTTGTCCAAATCCACTACATTGTAAGTTACACAAAAAGAATCTTATCCAGGCAGTAGGAACACCAGTATAGTGTCCTTCACCTTGGATAGAATAAAAAATTTCTGAATAATAGTATTTTTTGTCCACTGTCATATTATATTTAGGCTATACTATATTATATTTAGGTTATAGTTTTTTGTCAATTCATTTTTTCATCACATAGGGCAAGGAAATCAGGGTGTAAATCTACTTGTGTCCAATTAAGATTGCTTTTATTATAATAATCAATGAATAGTTTAAGGTCTTTTCTAAACACATCAAAAAAGTGATCAATATCAAGAGCCAACCTTTTATTATGCTCTAGTCTTTTTTGTTGATCTATATAGTGTTCATGACAGAGATCGATATCATCGAAAAGATGTTTGTTGTCTTCTAAACCTTGGATAACCGATTGGTATCTGTCTAATGTGCTCAAATGGTTATGTTTCAGGACATCTCCAAATACATCAAAACCTAACTTTCTAAACAATTTATGGTGTTTATAACTGCCTAACCACAATGGAAAATTATATGATATGAATGGTCTAATGGACATTTCGGTCAAAGCACCGTGTAGTTCTAAACTATGGGCTTCGGTGATAAAATTAATATATGACTGTCCTGTAATTTCAGGCATAAGATAGTTGTAAAAAAATGACGGATCGTCGTATGACCATTCATCAACCGCTCCGTATCTCAAAGGTAAATTGCTATCAATAATGTATTTTTTATGTAAAAACTTTTTTTTATCTAGTTTTACTTTACAAGCACTTGATTCAATTAATGGAACTAGTTCTGTAAGATCGTTGTTTTCCATCATGGTGTATCTAAACTTATCTGACTTTAGATACAAAGCACACCAAAAAGATAAAAAAGATCGATGCCATCTATTTCTTCCACCAATAGTACATGTTGTGAAGTTTTTTTTCTCTAGTGATATTTCAGGCCATCTTCCATGTTGTTTGTGTTGAAATATTTGACACATAAAATACAAAGGCAAAAATATACAATTGTTGGGTTGCCCATTTACAAACTGTGGATTATTGAAAAAAAAGAAAAGTTTGTTTGGATTAGACAAAACTATTTCATCTAACTTTGTTGAATTAGTTTTTGTATACTCAATTGATGTTTCGTGATTAGGGATTCCTGGCAAGTTGGAATGATCTGGAATGCAGAACACATCATCTCTCTGAATTTTTGATTGTATATGATCAATTTGATCTTTTGGACTTATGCTTAACATTTAAAAATACCAATCTAATACATATTCTCTTTCCAATTCACTAGTACAACAATGAGGTCCACCGCCTAAAGTCCTCTGATGACGCATCATCACAGGAACAACTTCGTAACCAAGTTTTTCTAAAAATTTTATTGTAGTTGGTTGTGAGGCATTTACTACTACAGTATTCTCGTCCAATGAAACTAAGTTTAAATTACACCACTTAGACATCATTGGATAAGAGCCGAAATATTTCATTTCATCATACATAGGCGCTTCTATAATATCCCATTTTTGTAGAGGCTTAGGAAGATCAGTTTTTTTTACCCTAGCAGGATTAACTAACATTGTCCCTGGTCGTAGAAAAGCAATTGTAGAATCTATGTGCGATAGTGCATAAACATCAGTTAAAACGTGTACTTTGAAATCAGAGCCTAAAATTTTTTGTAATTGTTTTGCGCCTAACATGTTGCCAGTATTGCTGTGGAGATACCAAATATCTCTACCTGCTCTCAAAATGTTTGCCGCGTCCCACATAGGTTTAAAGTTGTTTGTAGAAAGTATTCCTTCATTTTGAATACAATCGTTGTTGTAATCTTGATCATCAAATAGTTGTGTTGATAAATCATGATTAATTGGTATGTTTAAACTTTTTATTTCGTCCTTTCTACCATTGACAGACATAGGTGATGCAATAATTTTATTGTGTATTTTAATAATAAAATCTCGTGGACAATATAGATATTGATAATTTTTAACATTAGTAGAAAACTTTGGCCTAATTACTTCTGCCCCAAATTGTCTATACACACTTGCTAGATTTTCGAGATCTTCATTTGCTTCGTCAATTATAGTTTGTGAGAATTGTTCATATGGAATCGACCAATCATTTGGGTATTCTGCCCAATTGATATGCCTGTTTCCTGGGCATGGGGGACAAAATTGGCTTTTATCAGCAATGCCCACAATGACTTTTTTGACTCGGCCCCATTCATTCATTATAGGATTATTCTTTCAAGATTGCTTGTTTTGTCTATATCTTCTTGAATTAAATTATTAACTTTGTTTGGTTTACAAGGAGGGCATAAGGTTGTGTTTATAGAATTATAAATTTTCATGTGTTTTTGTCCAAACCAAAGATCTCTTATGTCATCAGTTTTCCAGTTGCCTAATACAAAGCGTTTTTGTCCTCTACCCTCGCAACATAAACTTATCTCACCATTGGCAGCTAAAATTGGATATAAAAACATTTGATGACATTTTGTATATTTTCTTGGTTGTTGTCTGTATTGTGGCAGATTATAACTTACATTAAGTTCTGAACTAATTTTACTAATAAGCGTTTTTAATTCATCTGACACGTGAAAAAGTTTATTTGTAAATTGATCAACTATTGGCCTGATATGTAGTTTTCTTGCCTGTACATCTTTGGCAAAGTGGAATAAAGAATATAATTCTTTTTCACTCGTATTTTCTTCCATTAACAATGCCTTAACATCACAAACATATCCTTTATCTACTGCTCTTTTGATATTATCTTTTACTTGGTCAAATAAAGATTCTTTTGTCAATGATCTTCTGATTTTTTCATACGTTTGTTTGTTGCCAGCGTCGATGTCTATGCCTATCCATGCTATTGATTGAATTTTATGTTGCGGAAGATAATCAATCAACTTGTTTAATTTAGATCCATTTGTAATCAAACTTACTAAAAAATTACAATCAATTGCTTTTTCAATAATTTTATGATAATCTTTGTGTACAGTAGGTTCACCACCACCTGTAAAATTAATATTTCTCACTGTGCCTGCACTGTAAGGAGTATGGGTCCTCCAATTGTAAAGTTGGTCGATCAGTTTAACATATTCTTTGTATGAAGACTGCACTAAATTTTTTTGTCTAAAATTAAAACTATTACAATAAAAACAGTCTTGGTTGCAGACATTAGTTAAATCGAGATCGATGTGGCTAGGTAATACTGGAAGATTGGTTTTTCCGCAGAGGTTGAGACTTAGATCTGTATAGGGCATTACAATTAGTTATTGACACAAGTGATCTGCAGAGTATATCTATGTTCAGTTCCTAGGTTATAAGCGGCATGAAGTGTGGTTCCCTGCCAACTTACATAGTCTCCAGCATGCCATGTTGACCAAACCTTGTCTTTGATCTGCATAAGATGTCCTGGTTTGGAATCCTCTAAAAAAATTATGAATCTTGTAATGTCATTAATATTTTTAACATTGTAGATCTTGCTGTATATTTGATACATGTCACCATGTAGAGGCAAAACATTACCAGGAGGAGTTCTGTTGAATGCGGCAGCTTTAAAATTAAAATCAAAATGTTCTAATACTTTATCAACAAATTTAGGCAGTGGACTAGGTAGTGTGTACACATCATTGTTAATTATTGTTTTGTAGGCTTCTTCTTTGTAATCAAGTAAATTTGGATGAAGATAACCGCCTTTACTTTCATAGGCTAGATCCTTGTAATCATTTTCTTGCCAACAAACAGGTATATTTCTTAAACTTCCCATGGGTACACAATCCAAGCAGGATCTTTGTTTTTATCAATTTTTTCTGCCCAGTAATCAACATCAAATTCAGATGGTTCATTATCTATCAAAACAGCGTATTCCGTATATCTTGCGCCGCGGTGATGCATAATCTCACGCACCTTTTTAAATGTGTGGCCAGTATCATTGATGTCATCCACCACTAAAAATTTGTAGTGATCAATCCAATTTTCGCCAGTGCCATGTCCAACCGGAAAGTCGGGAATCATTTCTTTAGCATGATCTCGGGTTGATAGTGAAATAGGAATCATAGGGATATCTAGCCTGTGTGAAATGATAGTGGCAGGAATACAACCTCCTCTGGACACTCCTATAATGTGTGTAAAATATTTACTTTCCACTGCATCAGCCAAGTTGCTAGACATCTGATGTATTTGCTTCCATGAATAATATTTTTTATCGGGCATCACCAAACACCGTGTTAATTTGTTGTGTGCATCTTACAAAAGTGGCACATTTTGGCATATCTTTTATCCTTTCTGCCCCAATATATGTACAGGAACTCCTTACACCACCTAAAATTTCAGTAATGGTGTGTTGTACTGGCCCACGATAGGGAATCTGTACAGTTTTGCCTTCTGCACCTCTGTATCCATCTTTGCGTCTACCATGTTTTGCCATTGCTTCATTGGAACTCATCCCATAAAATGTTATTTTGCCATCGACTACTTCTCCGCCTGATTCATCATGTCCAGCTAACATACCTCCTAACATAACAAAGTGTGCTCCTGCTCCAAAGGCTTTAGCAACATCACCTGGATACACACAACCACCATCAGCTATAATATGGCCGCCTATCCCATTAGCTGCGTCAGCACATTCTATGATACCAGATAGCTGAGGAACGCCAACACCAGTCATGGTCCTTGTGGTGCAGACTGATCCAGGACCAATACCAACTTTCACAACATCTGCTCCTCTGATAATAAGTTCTTCGGTCATTTCTGCTGTTACTACATTACCTGCTATAATTGTCTTATTTGGATACTGTTCTCTAAGATGTTCAATAAAGTCACCAAAATTTTCATGATACGCATTAGCAACATCAACGGTTATGAATTTAATGTCTGGATACATCTCTAGTACTTTTTTAGCAGTGTGATAGTCAACTGCTTCCTTGTCCCAGATGTAAGATGTACCTAAACAAACACTGATGTGATTCATGTTAACACCATCGCCAATTGCTTGTTTCCAATCATCTACTAAATTGTGTTTGCCTATCACAGTAAACATTTGTTCTTGTTGTAGTGCTTTTGCCATGCCAAAAGTTCCAACACCATCCATATTAGATGCCATAATAGGAACTCCCTTCCATTCATTTCCACTATTATGAAAAGTAAATGTTCTTATAAGATCAACGTCTCTCCTGCTTTCAAGCTTGGATCTTTTAGGCTTGAATAGCACATCTTTGAAATCCAATTTTATATCTTGTTCTATTCTCATTTTAATATCTCATATTCAGTCAACAACGGATAGTCTTGATCGCTCCATGTTTTTATTTTTTTTACTTTATACATTTTATCTATGCCTTGTTGAGCTGTTTCGGGCGTCATGTAATAGTGATACCCAATGGTAGAAATTTTTTGATCATACCAAAGTTTCTGTGAAAAAGGGTCTCTTCCATCGTGACTCATTTGTTTAAGTATTATATAATCTTTTTCATTGTTACACAATATAGCACCTCCTCTACCGAGCGACAAAGTTTTTTTATACTGAAAACTTAAACACATAAACGAGTCATTGACATAACCATCCTTTTGCCAGTGTGTTGCGGCATCTATAATATTAGTATTACCAATTGTGTAATAATCTTGCCATGGTTTGTCGTTCCATTTCCATGTTAAATTTAATTTTTTAAATGTAATTGGTACTGAAATATATGTTCTGCTCGGGCAAGATACATCATTATAATTTTTATATCTGAGACAAATTTCAATGGCATGTGTGCAACAATCTGTGGCCACAGCAAATTTACTCCCCCAAAAAGTTGATAATTGTTTTTCGAAATCTAAGACAGTGTTGAAATCAATCACTTTTCACTCCAGTAACTGTAATTATTAGTCTATTTTCTAATCCTGCGTTGGCGGTGGAATGCCATGTAAGATAAGGCCATGTTAATACATCGCCTTTGCGCCAGTTTGTAAATGTATGATCTGGAAAGCAAAAACTTTGCCCCCATTTCCAGTTGTCTAAGAATACAACATACCTTTCAACTTTACTTGCCTTTTGATCATCAATTTTATTTTTTTGACAGTATCCAATGAAACTATCATAATGAGGATTAGTAAACATTCCTGGTGGTTGATTAATAAAACAAAATGACTTTTTTTCTAAGTTGAACACACTATCAAATTCATCCCATGGTAAATGTTTGACATCTTTTTGATCTGCGAACGCAATATAGTTACAGTTATTATGTTCGTTATAATAATTTTTTGTAATTTTAATCACCTCAGGATTTGTAGACAGATCTGGTTTTAGTGTTCTTATACTTGATAAATTTTTAGCAAAAATGTAGAAAGGCTCTAAATTAATTTTATCAGCAATATTTTTTACTTTGTATTTCATTCAACATCTGATAGACTATTAGACACACAGACTCTGTTATGATCGCCGCCTCTGTTAAAATGTTTATATTCTTCGCCCCCAATAGCATGGCATATTGAGTTAGTTGGATGTAGAGAATTAAATTTACACACATCAAGATACTTTGTACCATATGTGTTCCATAGCCAATCTGGATCAAAAGTTTTAAGTATTTTTTCTCCTACAGCAATAGAGTGTAAGGGTACAGTTTTCCATTTGTTAAAAATATCCAAATTATCATCTCTGTCCTTGCGTTGAAATCTTATACCTAGTCTTAGTTTATCGATTCCCCAGAAGCCTTTACTCAATGAAAAAGTAATCGTATCTATACAAGGATGGTCAAAGTCAAATTCTATGTTTTTAGCCAGTATCATGTACGCACAATCAATTAATACAGGCACACCTTTTATATTACATTGGTCAATAATATTTTCCATTTCTGGATGTTTGTCTCCTATGTCTGAATAAGGAAGGCTTATAATTACAGCATCATTTTGTTGTATTGTATCATCTTCTAAGTAACAAAAATTATATGAATTGTTTTTACAGTTCAATCTATGGAATACAAATTCAGCTTTGAATGTTCTGAAGCGTCTATGGTTATACCTAGTAGTAAAATTTATAAATGACTCTGATGTACCCGCTGAATATGATACCCAATTAAATTTGTTTAAATTTTTAAGTTTATTAAGTTTGGTTGATTGTATCCAGTCACTGTATGTTTCCTTGTACCTTTGTAAACAGTCATAGTCAAACATAGTCTGTTCCAAATTTATTTCTAACTGTTTGTAAAAATCAAGCACCCTTTGGCTTGGAATAGGCACTGATCCTTTTATAAAATCTTCGTTAGTATCATTAGCATGATACTGCATTATCTAGGAGCAAACTCTTGCTGAAGTTTGATGTTATCCATAAACTCTTTTTTTGTAGTTTGATCTTGATCAAAAGCGCCTTTAAGAACTGTTGTTTGTGTCAAACTGGAGTGTGCGTGTATGCCTCTATTTTCACAACATCCATGTGTTGCTTGTATATAAACGCCAACATTTTTTGAGCCTGTTGCCTTCATTATTTGACGTGCTATTTCATTGTTAAGTTCTTCTTGTAGTGTGCCACGTCTAGCACACCATTGTGCTATTCTAGTATACTTGGATAGTCCTATCAATGTGTCCGCGGCTATTATTCCAATGTATGCCACTCCAGCCACTGGCTGATGGTGATGTGAACACAAACTTTTAATTTCACTTCTCACAACCAACATGCCACCATAACCATCTTCTACATGATTAGGAAAAGCAGTTGCGTTTGGCATAGGAAAATATCTGCCACGCATCAATTCATTGACATACATCTTTGCCATCCTTCTTCCTGTGTCTTGCGAGTTGGGATCATTGTGTCTATCAATTATCAAACTGTCAAGCACTGCTTCAAACTTAGGTGTTAGTTCATCAATAATTAATTGATGTTCTCCTTCTTTGATGTGTTGTGAAATATTGTCTCCTGCCCAATACCTTGTATCGGATTCTTTCAATCTTTGTTTTATAGTGTCAGTAATGTTCATCTTTATATTATAGTTTCATCTATTGTTTCATACAAGTTTCGTCCATGGAAAAATTCAGTTTGTAATTTTTTCTTTTGCTGTGATATTTTTGAAATATACTTAGGATAATTTTCCATATAGTCAACAATTTTATCAATAACTTTTTGTTTATTAAGTTGATAGTGTTGCATGTCTTCTGTCCAGTGGCTAGGATATCGGAAAGCATCAAGAAACATTTCCTTATATGATAATCTATCAGGAACCATTACCATGGTGTCTAGTATTAGTGCTTCATAACCTGATATACCTAATGTTTCCTGCAGATTAGCGGAAAATACTAACTTTGACTCAGCAAGTAAATTGTGATATTCATATTTTTTGAGTTGTTTTTCTTGACACACCACAAAATTGTACTGCGGCAGTGCCTCTTTCAAATCATAAAATATCTCTGGTTGTTTTTCTGGAGCAATACGATGTGGAAAGACGATAGTATTTTTCTTAGTTACACCCTTATATGCTTCCAGTTCAGCGTCGAAATATTCCATTGGCCATCCTGTGCGTACAACTTTTTCTGGTTGCACGTTGTTAAATGTTTTGTTCCATAGTTTTATATGAAAATCTGTAGCATAAAAATTATGATCATAACATTCAAACATGCTGTGTTCAGCATGTCTTACCCATGGTTTGTCGCCAATCAGTCTGCCAAGAAAGTCTGCTGGATCATATGAACCAGCATGCCACATGCCGCCAATGCTAATATTAATACCCAACAACTCAGCCATATACCTAAGCTGAATAACAGTTGGATTCCAAGCGTCAGTGTACAAAAAGTAGTCGCCATCATTAATTTTGCCTTCGCAAAATAAGGTTGCAATTTGTTCCAATTGATTTGATTTGTATACATTGGTTCCTCCGAAATTTAAAAATGCTCCTGGGGTTGTTGCCTGCGGAGTGTCACCACCTGATATGGTAGTCACCTTGGATTGTGTGTGTTTTTGTATTTGCCATGGCAAATACTTTTTCCATTCGGATGTGTATCTTGTTTCTACTGCTTCAATATCAATAATATAAATCATCCGTGTATGCTATCTTCTGGTGCAACAGTTGTATAAGAAGTTGAAAGATATGTTAATAACTTTGGATCTTTCACCGAAAAACACACTTCACTAAGGCCAGCATCTTCAAAGTAAAAGTCTTTTCCATATTCATACCCTTTTCTTCCTAAATCGTTTGATACAATACATCCAACATCGAAGTCTGTATAGTTGCCATTCAGTGCTCCGCCTTCTGTCTCATAGTGCCCTTCACGTGTTGTAGTCTGGTCAGATGAAATTACAATAGTGTGTGCAAACTTATAAGGTCCAGGATTAGACATCAGTTAACTGCCTTTTTGTAAGTGTTATCACATCCATTTTCACCGTCTTCGGATACTTCAATCCTTATTTCCCGACCTGGGTGTTTCATTTGTATCTGATGTGCCAGTTCATCCGCAATCATTTCGCATGACTTGTAGTCAAGTTCAAGAGTGCCTTGATACAATGCTTCTAACCATCTTTTGAACTGTATAAATTCAATATCTCTATCATCATGGAATACTTCTATCCAAACTTTGAAATGGAAGATGTGTCTGTGTGGATATCCAAGAAAACTAACATCTTGTAGTTTGGGATCTTCAAGTGCCGCTGGATACTTATGAATACCTTCTTTTTTAAATGTTACCCATATTTGTTTCATATTATTTCATCATCTCCATATTCATTCCAATCAGTAAAATGTTTGTCATCGATCATATCCCTCACTGACCAACACCATATGCCAGGATTTGTTGCTTTGAAATCAGCGTCATCTAACTTAATAATAACGTTTCCTTTCATATCCATGATATTGTCCATTCGTATACCATATACTAACGTAAATTTAGGATTTGTCAATAGTGTTAAGATGTTATCAAATCTAGATGCAGGATTTGTGTCCATGGTGACATAATATCCTTTATTTAGAAAATATTTTAATTGTCCAGCAATAGATTCAACTTCTGAGCCATCTAAAACTTTGTAAGAGTGATTTGCTCCAAAATAAATGTGTTTACATTTATATTTCTCTGCGTATCTCATTACTTTAGCAGTCTTTTGTAATCCAACCACAAACAGAGTGTGCATTCCTTCAGTGGCAGTTTTTTCTACTTCTTGTCCAACAAAAAAATGTGCGTTTTCTTTTATACCGTCTTTGTAATCACGTTTCATCTTTATCCAACTCCGCAAGTATTTCTTTGTAGCGTAATTTAAGTTTTTTAGCATCTAGCAGTTCGGCTTTATGAGCCCATTCTCTAACTTTCTCGCGTTGTGCCTCCATTTGTTTAACTTTCTTTTTTAATATCTTAAGTTCTTGTTTTATTTCAGCTTTTGTCATTACTGTTGAATCATTGTGTAACATTATACCTCCTCAAACAGATTGTTAAATTGTGTTGACGCATTTACTGTTTTTTTTCCTGTGGCTCCTCTTGTTCCTATAATACTCATCCAATATTTTGTGTACTCTTCAATTATAGCATCTGCTATAGATCTGTCACTAGTAGAAAATATTGCTTCAACTATATCCTTGAACATGATTCTATCAAAAGTTTCATTTACCAACATATTTGGAATTTTTCCATTGTCATACTGCCTGTTTGCTTCTTGTACAGAGTTAATGTGCATCCAAACATTGTGTCCCATGAGTATGGCATAAGAAAAAGAATCCCATGAAGTTTTCCCTTCTTTACCAATTTTATTTAGATCGCCTGGAGCATAAACACACACATCTTTAGCAAGTAATCCTTTGGTAATAGGAGACTCCAAAAAGGAGTTGTGTTTTCCTTCTCTTACGAATGCTTTACTGAATGACGTGCTGTCTGTTGCTAACTTTTTATCATCAATTGATGGAACCATTCTGTACACCCATTTAGATCTGTCTTCAGTTTCAATTTGACAATACACTTGACCATTTGCTGTAGCAAGAAAGGGAGAAGCACAATCAAATGTAACAGTAAAATTAGGATTGTGATATTTCCTTACTGCCCTTTGGATGTCTGTCAAAAGTGTTGCCCATTCAAGTTTTGATGTACCTAAAAAGTGCATAAAATCATGTACGCCTTTTTCTAATAATCCGTCAAATCGCAGTGCTACCAACCTTTTTAGTACAAGGTGTATGTCACACATGTTTTGTCCGCCCATTGACCAACCATTGAAATGTGTGTCAGGATATTGTTTTGGATCACAATATTTTTTCATGCGTTCATACCAATCGTCAGCTTCTGTATGATTTTCCCCCTGCAAGACATTAAGAAACTTACAAGACCCTGTCCTGTTCTTCATAAAATAATCATTATTAATATTGGTTGCTTGACAGGCTTCTTCATAAGTTGTAATGCCTGTAGCTTTTTGTCCTTTAGGTGAACGTGCCACCCAGGCAGGAATATCTAGAATCATACCAAAGTCCATGTAGGCGTCCATCCAAGCAAGTACCTGTTTACGTTTTTTTTGTGCCTTTGGACAGTTTGGATCTTTCCAATCACCTTCCCATACCCCTTTGCCGATCTGAAAGCCACCAGAGTCTCCAAGTGCCCATGATGTATTACGATCACGTTTTCTAAACATATCTTCTTTTGGAGAATCTTTCGATATATCTAAGTCAGCATGTCCAGCCGAATATAAACACCATTTGTATTGAAATTGGCCTTCATTGGGGTTGAGGAAATTTAAACTTTCGACGCCATGTGTAAAATTTGAAGGAATACGATTAGTCTCAACATATTCTGAAGACTGTTGTTTGCCAATAAAGGTAGCATAAAATCCACTTACTGCTGGAAGGAACACAGCATAGTCTTTTTGTTCAGCAGTAAGATTAACGTTCATTTACTTGCTTTGTGCAGGCAGTATATACTGATATGAAGCCATACCAGAATCAAGAGTTATTTGTAAAGCACCATCATCGGAAAAGGACATTTCACATTCATTGGATTCTATTAGTTTGAGAATCTGAATAACCTGTGCCACTGGCCAAGCCCAAGTTTTATCAAGTTTACCTTGTATGCCTTTGGCAAATGTAAATTCTCCAGCATGTGATGAAGCATCGCCAAATTTAAACTTTAGTGCATCACCATCTGTTGATACTGTAAACACATTTTCTTCCGCGTTAGCTTGTGCTTGGAAGTTTAATCTTTGTACATCAGGCATGGTCGGCTTAATTGTTACATGCCAATTAACACCTCTAAACTGAACAGATTTTAATTTTTCATTTACAATTTCAGCATTCATAAAGCGATAATCATTTTTAAAGTCATTTGATTCATTTTCGAAATGTAGGCCAACTGGAACAGTTTCACCATTGCGTTCCTGTTTGTTCACTGTTATTTTAGCGTTGTCTTTGTAGACAGGCAGTTTGAGTAGTATATCAAGTTTACCTAAGTTAGGCATTCCAAATGTTCCTTTGAATTCTGCTACAGGTGATTTAAGTTGTGATTTAACCACAACTGATCTGTCTTCGGCCATGGCATCAATCTGTGTTGATTGGTCATCACCAACAACCTTCACCAAATCAATAAAGCCAAGTGAATGTGTGTGTTGGACGACGTCTTGTAATGTGTCTTTCATACTGTGTATCTCCTAACTATCATTATAAGATTATTTAGAGCTAAAGTCAAACTATCTTTTTTGTTACTGGTTCAATTTTAGTCATGTGTTGTTTAATGCTTGTTTTTTCTCCAAGTTTGGTTATTACAAAAAAACTATACATAGAATCAATATGGTAAAATTTACAATCTAATTTTAGATCACGTGAATACTTTCTAATGGTTTCTTCGTTACAAAATGTTATTTTTTGATTGACAACTTCTTGCCATTCTTTTTCATTATCACCATCAGCGTAGTGTACCATTGCTTGTCCTCCTGGTCTAAGTATTTTTTTAAAGGATTCTAGATATTGTTTTATTTGTTCTAAGGACAAATATGGAAAGTAGTCTAAACAAATAATGGTTCCTATTTGATTGTATGGAATATCAATGTCATATATTAGGCCATAGTCATTTAATGGTTTCATTCTTACTTTTTGTAAAAACGAACTAGGGTGTGTATTATAATCAGTTTTAGCAACATTGGCTATATCTGCTGTATTATAATTTTTTGTACATATGTAAACTAAATGAGATTTTACTGATAATGGTGTATATTTTACATGCGTTCTACATATCCAACACCAGGCAAATCTCCAATCACTTTGTTTTGTTAACCAATTTTCTATAAAATTCTTAACCGCATGAGAATGGTTGACTTCTAAACTGGAAAAAAATTTATCGTCAAATCCATACACTGATAATGATTTTCCCTGATCTGCAGACAATAATTTGTATGCTTGATCACTGTGATGTAATTGATTTTTAGCAGACTCCAATGAGTCTTTAAGTTCTTGTTTAAGTTCTACAAAATCTTCTTGGCAAGCTTTTTCCAATAAGTCTATGGCCATTTTTATTTGACGTCGTGAAACCATTATGAAAATAATTTATCAAATGTGTTATCTGCTTCAGAATTACCAAGATCCCAATCAAGCACTCCAATAAGGTTGTCTAACTTTTTATTGATTAGTGTTGACTCCATTTCATCATCAGCAAATGGAAGTTCCTTGAACCATTGTGGAATACGTAATTCATCTGTTGGATAAGCAATTGATGTATAACCCATAGGATTATCTTTCAGTTTACACACTATACATTTTTGTCCATCGATAATGTCCATAGAATATTTGTCATTGTAAACTCTCTTAAGTGTGTTCCAATTGATGGCAGCTCTCACGTGTCCAGGCATGTTAATTTTTCCTTTGCGTTTTTCACGTGAATGATATTCAGTTAGTTTGTTCACACGGCGTGGCGAACCTTTCTCCCATCCTGGCATCTTTTTAAATTCTAATCTAAAGTCCGCTATAAAATCCATTACTTCATCTTCTTGTGATCCAGTCAATACTTTGTCTAACACATCTGACAAAAAGTTTTGTATGTAAGCAGGAGTATCTGAACGTTTCAAATCTAGTCCCATTGCCTTGATTTTATCTACTGTTTCGCCTTCAAGATCGTAAATTTTCATAGCATATCTTTTCTTGGTGATAAACAATCCTTTCGAACCGACTGCTTCTCTGCCTGCCGCAATCAGTTTACCATAGGTTGCTGGACAATTGAATCCTTCCTGCATATATTTTGTAAAAGACTTGTTAACTTCTTCTGCGACAGAATCATACAACTGTGTCACAGACTCTTTTGACCATGGAATATTTCCTGCATCAATCTCGGCTTTCAGTGGTTTGTACGCTGAAAAATACACAGAGTCTGTGTCACCATATATTACTGCTTGACCTTTGTAGTCATATTCGCCGCAAATTATTTCATTTGTTTTTGATGCCATGTGCTTAGTGATACATCTTCCTGTAAGTGTAGTGGACTGGCCTATGCGTGTGTCAAAAAATCTACAACCAGGATTCAGAATAGCGCCATACAACGAATTAAGATTAATTTTTTTAACAAGTTGTCTTTTGTCCCAAAAAGCAGTTTCTGTTTGATTTCCGGCATCGATTGCCTTTTTCTTTTTAGTTTGTAGTTCTTGTCTTTCAGCATACCAGCGTTCTAACAGTCCAGGGATCACACCTGAAAATTCATGCGTGAATATTGTTCCGTTGGCGGATAGTATCCAAGGTTGATCGTTGTTGAAGATAAGTTCATATACCTCTGCCGCACTAAGAATATTTGACTCACCAGTTTCCCAATCAATAGTAATACTTTGTGCTCTGTCTTTACGCATAACTGCTTGATATTCAAGCGACCCAAACTCGCCTTCCCATGCGCCTGCGAATGATTTCTTCTCCATGGTCATCCTGC